AAAAGTGAAAAAGTGAAATGAGCGGATGAAGAGCCAGATGAAGATAGCTTCTAAGATGAACAAAAAACGAAAAAGTGAAAACTGATGAAGAGCCAGTTGAAGATGGCTTCTAAGATGAACAAAAAACGAAAAAGTGAAAACCGACGGCAGAAGCCACACCAAGAACCAACCCACCATGAAGAAAGCCCTTAGAAGCAAACCAACACTTCTAAGGGCTACATCTAAAGATAAACTGTTATCAACTGCCAGCTTCTTCAAGTTCATGAAACAGCCATTCATACTCTTGGGCGAACTCATAAACGTAGGAAGGTTCAAGAACCCAAATATGATTACGTTTCTCATTAAGGGCGTTCTCATAATCCCTACGAAAAACAGGATTGATGTATTCAGGAAGAATCTTACCAGCCTGTAACATCTTCAAATACTTGCTATGGTCAACATCATCCACAATCCGTTTCTTCCTAGTGTCCATAAACCACAGAAGCTGATTGTCAGTTTCCTTAATTTCCAACGATAAACGCCCGCTGTCCTTAATCCACTGTGTAAAGGGATTGTTAATGTCATTTATTACAACAAGAACCCACCACAAGTTAGGGTCATCGTAAAGCTGATAAGCAACACTTTCAGGCGTGTCCGCATCAAAGACAACATAAGGCTTGAACAGGTACTTATTTCTAAGGTTCTTATCTTCAACAAAAACAGAAGCAATAATGTTTTTCAATGCCTTCACGTTCTTTTCAGTAAAGGCGTAATCAATATTGGGCAGAGCAGAAAGCATGGTAACAACCACATTAAAGAAATAATCATTAAGTATTTCTTTTCTAAAGGCTTTTCAACAATGAGAACAATCCCAACCAGAGATGACTTCATTGAGTACATCATGAAGACACTAGGGCATCCAATGATTACTGTGAACCTTACTGAAGACCAAGTGAACTACAGAATTGATGACGCCCTTTACAAGTTCTTTGAGTTCCATTCAGATGGTTCATGGCACGCTTACATGCTTCACAAGCTAGACCAAGAAGAAGAAACATCCGGCAGAATCAAACTGCCCGAAACCGTTCTTTCAGTAATGAAGGTTTATCCTTCTGATGGCATGTTCCAAGACATGAGGCAAGGTAACGGCAATAATCTTGTCCTCACTTCATTCCTGCAAAACATGGGCAGTTCAATCTTTGGTGGCATTGGCGGACTTGGTAATTATGCTCATGGTGGTTACTTCCCATCAAACTTTTCAGGCGGCGGTTCTGGTGTAATGGGCTTTGGCGCTTTGCCAAATTACATGTACACTACCAACTACCTGAACACCATTCAAGGAACAGTAACTGGCGAACACGACTTCCAATACATCAAGCATGGCAACATTCTGGTAATCAGTGATAAAAGTGTAGGTGTTAAAGCAGATGGCTACATTCTCATTGAATGCTTCCTTGAAGTGGATGAACAGAATCATCCAGTCTGGGATAGCATCTGGCTTAGGAACTATGCTGTTGCGCTATGTAAGAAGCAATGGGGCATGAACCTGATTAAATTCGGTAATACACAACTGGCAAATGGCACAACCATTAACGGTCAAGAGATACTGGCTGAAGGCAATAAAGAGATTGACCAGCTAGAAGAAGAACTTAAAACATTGTGGTCGCCGCCACTTGGAATTATGGTTGGCTAAGTACATGATATAGGGCTTAAAAATGCGCGAGAAGGGCTCTAAATGGCGTTCTAAGGCGTTAAAATGCTTACCAGGTAGGTTACCCTTCGAATTTTAGGTAAAATTAACAATTATAATAAAATCAATGACTTATGTATATTAGCAAAATCTAATATAAGGGCTTAAAACGCCATTTAGAAGCCCTGCTTTAAGAATAAGAAAGCCGCCCAATTAAAGGCGGCTTCTACATTTACCAACAGGAGTTAAACATGATGTACTTAGTTCAGGTTGATTATAGCAGCTTTTCTGGTTTCATTGCCAGCAGTTGTTGAAGTATGGCTGCCACCAACGGTTTGTGTAAATGAGCCATCTACTTTAACATCCATATTGCCTTTAACATGAAGGTCAAGATTGCCATCAATTTCTTGGGTTGAATTACCAAGCACCCGCATGTAATGTGAGCCTTTAACGCTTATCCACATGTCTTTATTAGTGTTAATGTAAATGTCGCCATCAACCATATGCCATGAATCTTTTACACCATGAATGACAATAGTGCCTTGATTGTCAATTTCATATTCAGTATTAGAAGGATGTCGATAACGCAAACGTTCATTACCTTTGGAATCATCCATTTCGCGATAATGCCCGTTCTTTGTCATCAAAGTATGGTTGTCAGGATACTTGGCGTTGAAACGAGTTTTTGGTTCTTCAAAATCAGAACCGCCTTTTGGTCTTTTGCCCTTATAACGAGTTTTAGCTGGAAGTTTGTCTTTTTCTTGGGCGTTGCCATGCGTATCATATTCCTGCTTGCCAATTTTTGATGACGGAACATTTGAAAGTGGCTTTGAGTAGTAAACGCCCATATAAACAGGGTTCTGTGCTAATTCACCATCAGCAAAGTAACCCATTACTCGTGTTCCAATATCAATGCCTGTAGGAGAAGCGCCAACACCAGCAGAAGCGTTTGTAATTGGCATTTGGGGCATTGCCCACATTAGCGCTTTCTTATCAATGCCAGTGTAGTAGCCATCAATTTCAACTTTAACCCTGCCAGACATTAACGGGTCATTTATATCGACAACAACACCTGTAAACCAGACAAGCTGACCATATGAGAATCTGCCTGTTTGATTCTGGGCGTAATTTACATAGTTATCACTCATTTCCAGTTTCCTTATAAGTGTAGCCAGCTTCAAAACCAATGCCATGATTAGCTAGGGAATCATGAATCATTTCTGAAACATAGTATTCAAAGCCATCAGCGCCAATAGGCGTGTAGTCATTGTGTTCTTCAGTGTTGTATTCAATGGCGGTGTTATGAGCTTTCTTCAGTTCTTTAATGGTGTTGTAGAAGGTGTAGTAAATGACTGTGGTGAAGTACGCAAAAGGATTCTTGAATTTTTCTGTGGCAAATTTGTCAATGGATTTAACCGCAGACAAGTGGGCTTCTGTTCGCATTTCGTCTTTCCATAAGTCCGTATAGCCATTAAATCTGCCACTTTTCAGAATCCTGTCAACTAATTTCATGATGAACTTGCCAATTTCATCCGATATGGGAATTCTTGGCAAGCCTTGTTGTTCTCGCTCTTCAGTTATTTGCTTGTGCTTTACAAGGGCTTGATAGAACTCATCTTTGTCAATGTAATCTCTCTTGCCCTTTTCTTTCTTTTCCAGTCTTTTATAACGGGGCTTTTTCTGGTCTTTATTGTCCATAAATTCTGTGTAAGTCTTTGAAATTCTTTTGAATATGTGGATTATAACACATCAAAATTATGGAACTACAATATTAACATTATCGACATCAGGATTTATCGCACCAACTGCTCTTAAGCGTGTCATTTCCCTATCATCGGCGGCAACACAAACCAGATAAACCAGTTCATTAGAAGTTAAAGGAATAAGGAAATTGCCAGTATCCCGATTACTCTTAACTTCTTTAAGCAAACTTCCAGTACGCCATGAATAAGCCCTAATAATAGCTTCAAATGGCTGACCTGCTTTAACAATAGTGCCATTGATTCTGTACAGCTTGTCGTACTTCATATGCGCTTTCAAAACAATATCAGTAAGTGCTTGGTTATAAACCAGAAGCTCTGACAAAGTGCCTTCATTACTGGTGTTTGGCTCTTGGGAAGTAAGCATTAAAGTGGCGATGAAGTCATCAAAATGGAAGTTGATTGGTTCTTCAGTTAGAAGCCATTCTTCATCAATAATGAAATCCAGCTTATTAAGTTTCCTTCTAATAACAATCTTATGCCATCTGTTATCGGTTAGTTCCTTATGAAAGCGTTTAGTAATATTGCCAAACTGGAACTCAACCCAGTCTTGCCTGTAAACGTTTTCATGAGAATTGGCGAAAAGCCTTACTTTTTGCGCGGCATCAATCTGGAAAGATTCAAAAATAGATATTCTTTTTGAAGCAAAGCCCTTGTAGCAAAGTTCCCATGTGAAGTCTTGTTCCCAGTTGACAATAGAAGACCATGCAGAATTATAATTATTGTGAGTTGGCATTCTCAAGCCACCAGTAGGGAATCTAATAGCCTTTTCCGTATAGAACATGCCTTCTTCTTCGCATTTGGTTTCTTGATAAATGCCAAGAATTTTAGGGTTTAATAGTTGCCGTGAAATTTCAGCTTCAACAGAAGTAGCTGTTCTCAAGTTCTGTTGGGTTGTGTTGAAAGGCAAATAATAGCCGGGGCGTTCAATAGCAAACATTGTATTACGATGCCAAACACGGCGGTAGAGTTCCATGATTTCATCATCACTTATCCATTTGTGATGCAGTGAAATCTGGTCAAGTTCACAAAGCGTAATAGCCTGATAGCGGGGCGATGAGTTCCGTATCCAGTTAGTAGGACGCCCGCCAATGAATGTTGTCATTTCTGGATAAGAAGTACCCCTGATTGGCTTTTGTGCATAACGAGCTACGGTGTGTTCGATGGAATCAAAACCACGGAAATCCGCCATTGATTTTTCAAGAATAAGATGCCCATCAACCCAGAACTCAAACTGATAGCCTTTCATTCTAACTACACAGAAAGAAGCCCTTCCACGGGTTTCTACAGGTTGACATTCTAAAGTTGAAGAATTTATTGAAACTTCGCCAAGTGGCGTGTCCAGTTCATCATAGAAGAAGCGGATTTTGCCAGCAGAATAGTTGTAGGAATAAGTGCCGCCAATTTCAAAAAGGTTGCCTACTCTAATGATGGTTTCTTCTAGGGTTTGATAAGCACCGGCTCTATCAACGAAAACATCCTGATTCTTAGGGAATCTGTCTTTCTTCATGAGCCAAATCAATGTAAGCTCATCGCTTCTAATAAAGCCTGAAATATCCGGTAAGGGAACTTCAATGTAAGAAGCAGGCGCTTTAGAAACACCCATTCTGATTGCATCAGGGTTACATAAGTTATACCCCCAACGGCAGGAATATTGGTCTGTTTGTTCTAGTTCAACATGCGACCTAGTACCAGCAGCATAGCCTTTGAAATCATTGGATTCATCGTGCATTAAGCCTGCTGTATTGCCCATTTCATCAATGACAATGTTTGAAGTGAATATTGGCGGTTGCAGGATGAAAGTATCGCCATCAAACGTAATGAACCAATCTGGGTTCATGTCTTTTACAGTTCTTTTATAGCCAGCCATCTTTTATAGAACTCTTTGAATTTATTACTAATAGTAATTTTATCAAAATAGCCCCGATAAAGTTATAAATCTCATAATAGTTCTTCCGCTGAATATAAAGAATAGCATTGTACAAGTTCTTAGATTTGAAACACAGTTCATCACAGGCTTTATAAAGTAGCCTGTTGGATGGTTTGATAACTGTGATTTCTGCTAAGTACACGTTTTGCTCCTTAATGTGTTTGATGTAGTTTACCATAAACTTCATTTTGCAAAGTTACAAGATAGTAAGATATGCAATAAATTCTATAATTTACTATAATTTGATTTCAGTAATTAAATATCACAAACTTTTGAATAGAAAGGACTTTCTATAATGACAGAACTCAAACAAAAGTCATTCTCTGAATGGCTTAACAAAGACAAAGCGCCCGATAAGATTAACGAAGCTGCTGAAAAAATTGATAACACCGTGCTTGAAAGCGTTGTTAAAAGCATCACTTCGTTTTCGCAGTGGCGTAACGCAAACAACAAAGAAGATTTAACTGAAGCCAACATTGATAATCAAGTTCAAGAATGGCGTTTAGAAGAAAGCGGCGGTAAAGGCTATAAAGAATGGCTTGCCGAAAAGGATTTAACTGAAGAAGAAAAAGCCCTTTTAGAAGCTGTTCAGGATACCGAAAAGGCTTACTTGTCTCTTGATGAAGATGAAAAGAAAACCTATCATTTAGTTTTGGAATCTTGTGCCGCTAACTACGAACTAAACGAAGCCTACAACTCCAATGTAATCACTAAGGTGGGTATTCTTGTTGCGAAAGCCATCAAGAAATTTGGTATTCCCGCTTTAACCGCTGTTGCTGGTATTGGTTCTGGTGCTGGATTAGTTGGCGGTATTGTTGGCTATGTTGTTGGCATGATTATTCAATCCTACAGTAGCCACGTAGTCCAAAACCGTGGCGGCTGGCGAATGATTTGGCATCAGGCTATTAACGCTGAAACCCAAAACGTTGTTTATGACGCCTACAAAGATGTTGTCAAGGACTTGTGTTCAACCAAAGACTTTCACTTGGCTTATAAAGCAGATGGTAAGAAGAACATTTACATCAAAGTGCCAAATCCTTTCGGGAAGGATGTTATTGTGCGACTTACTATTGACCATCAAAGCTGTGAAGTAAGAGTTGATGAAAATGGCGGCTTGGCTATTCTAGACACCATCACTTTGCAACAAGTAAATGGTGTAAGAATGAACAACAATGCTTTCTTGGGCAGGGACTATAAGATTCCAGCAAGGGCATTGAACTATCAAAACGATATGATTCGTTTGTGGTTCTTGGTGGTTGACTATGTTTCAGAAACCTACAACGCCATTCTTAACATCTACTCTGACATTACGGTTAAGCTGCAAAGTAAGAAGCGCCTGTGGATGAACAACTTGGATAACTTATCTCAAAAATTCGATTTGTCTTCCAAGATTATCAAAGAAGTAGATGCTGCTGAAGCCATGCTAAGGGATGAAAGCCTCAGACTGCAACAAGAACGCGATAAGGCTGATAAAGACGAACAAGAAGCTCATGCTAATGCGCTTTCACAACGCCTTGACCGTATTAACAAGATTCAGAAAGATACGATTGTTAAGCAATACTCACAAGAAGTTGCTAGACAACAAGTTAGCCGCCAAGGTTTGACTAGAATCGGGGGCAAATAAATGCTAAAAGAAATCTTTTATGAAGCCTACAACCCGGAATTTGGCATGAAACGTTATGGTGATATTCGCTATAACGTTCATGACAAGCCACAGGATATTCATTTTAAGTACATGAACGCGCTTTCCCCTAAGTGGCAAGAGCTTATTGACAACTACAATTTGCCTGCTGGTGATGCTTTAAAGAAACTCATTGCTGTTCTTAGACAAACTGCTGATAACAATGATGTGCGCATTAACACATTAAGAAACAGACCATCACTTGCCAGACCTTTCTTGTTTGGCTGTGAAATTAAAGGCAACCTGCATTTGTTTGCATACAACGCTAATTTCCTGCTGATGTACTACCCCTACAACTACAAGAACAACTTTCCTTTTGAACTCAAGAACGATGGCGGTCAAAGTGTTGCCAAAATTATGAATAAAGTGAAAGAAATCGCCAACAGAAATTCATTCAGTGATTTGGGTATTGGCAAGAAAGTAGCTGTTGGCTTAGGTTTAGCTGCTGCTGCGGCGATGCTGAGTTAAAAGGGCAGGTGAACAATGATTAAAGACCTTTTTGAAGAAGTTGAAGTTGATAAACTGCTTAAAGATAATGCGCCCGTCATCAAGAAGATTGTTGGCGGTGAAGTAAAAGACAAGAAAGCGCCAAAACAGGATTTGAAAGAAGCCAATGAACTTCGCATTCCAGCTAAAGCTATTCCGGCTAATGCTAGTGCTGCTTTGAAAGACATAAGTATTCCCCAGAAAGTTCAGGACTTGATTTCCGTATTCTTACGGGAAGGCTTCAAGGTTAATAAATCTGCTGATGGGCTTATTGAACTCACCAGAACTACACCTAATGAAAAGCAAATGATTTACATCGACTACCGTAACTTTGACAAGGATTCAAGTGTTGATGTTTACAGCGCTAAAGAAAAACGCTGGATGAAGTTCTTCTTGGTTGGCACAATGAAACTGCTTTGGTTTGCTGTAATCGCTGCCCTTTCCGGTTATGGTGTTTACAGGAAAGACAAAAGAGAACGTGATGCTGGTAAAACTGGCATAGGCTTTGTCAACTATGTTGATAAAATGATTGACAAGGCAATGGCTTAAGATGATTAAAGAACTATTCCTAGAATGGTTATAAGTTCATAGTAATCTATTGAAAACTATTAAAACTCACTTGAACACTACACTTTAAGCGTAGAGGGTAAACCACATACCTGTATCGGACGGTAATTAAACTTTCCGATTGCTTTTACTAGAATGTTATAAGCACCATTTATATCGGCGTTGATTTCAGCGCCGGTAGAGCTTCTAAACAATCCTCTTTTAACTCGTTTACCAAGATAAGAATCATGTTTACAAACTTCTTCATTGCCTAAGAACGAACATTTAGAAGTGTACGATTCTTCTTGGATTTTAACCGTTATTCCTTTGGTAATACATTTATACTTTAGCATATCAAGGAATTTATAAAACGGCATTAAGCCGAACTTTTGATTTACCTTCTTACCTAAGTTAATATCTTGTTTCCAACCTTGGTTGTAACCAATGATAAGTGAGTTAATCTGGTTGGAATCTAAATGATTTACTAGCTTAGTTGATGCTTTATGAAGATAATCATTTACTTTGTTGTTTCTTCTACGATTTAGATAGTTGATTTTATCTTTTATTGCTTTCTTTTCTCCTTCATCTTTCGATGTATCTAGTTTTGATTTTAAGTTAGCAGCTTTCTTATTCCACTCATGGTTAAATGAATTTATTGGACAGCCAGAAATTAAGAAAGGTTTCATTTCATTATTACTTACGCAAGCAACAAGGTTATTAAGCCCTAAATCTATAGACGCTACATTGTTTCCTTCTTTTGTTTTAACTTCGGTTTCATCTTTATAACAAATGATAACCATGTAACCATCATTGAACTTAGTAACAGTTACTTCCTTAATGATTTTTCCAATAATGTTCTTCGGAATCTTAAACTTTAATTCTTTGGTGAATGATTTTGGAGCAGGTAACTTTAGGATGCCCTGTTTTAAGAATTTATCAGACAAGCATTGATAATTAAATGTTATCTTGTATCGACCTTCAGTCTTGTGCTTATAACGAGGAAGATTAGCTTTCAACCCAGCTTTCTTAGCTGAAAAGTAAGATTTATATTCATCATCTACCGCTTTAACAATCTTCTGCGCTACTTTAGCTGGTATAGCTCTATAGTCAGCTTTATTATTAGATGCAAATTCACCAACAAGTTTCATCCAAGAAATTTTCTTCTTTTTAGCTTTATAATCTTGACGATGACGATAAAGTGTTGAATTATAAAGATTCTTAGACAGAAAAGCATAATTATCCAACGCCTTAAACAAGGCGTGTCTTGGATTAACAAAGATTTTCTGTACTTTATAAGCCATAAGATTCTCTTGAAATTATCGTGATGGGCTTATCATAGCACTAAAATTATAGATTTATGTTAAAAAATTGTACATGTTATAGTACTAAGAGAAATTTGTGTTCAAATATTTACTATAATATTTTTAATAAATAAATCGGTTTATTTTATAAATGATTAATGAATCAATGGTTTACTAATGATTAAAGAGTTTTTTGAATACATTTCATCAGCTAAGTATCAACTAGAAGACCAAATCCCGCCTAAAGTTGCTGTTGAGATTAAAAGATGGCAACGTAAAGGCTGGGACTTCTACCGGGTTTCCCACGATGTTCTGAAAATGATAAATCCTCTTACTTCAGAAATCAAGATGATGGCTTACGGCGCTGATGGCAAAACAGGCTGGTTTGAAATTATTGGCTATGAGAACAATCCTAGACCTTATGGCATTAACCATGTGCAATGGGATAAAGAGAAAGGATGGGCTAGAATAGCTAAGGAAATCTTCGGAGATGAAGAAGAATACCGGAAAGCAAAGCTGCGTAAAGGCGAACCCTTACATCGAGCTTCATCTGGCATTTCCAAGCTGGCTGGAATTGAAAAGTTCAAGCTCAACTCAAAACGTTAATCTACTAAAAAGGAAGGAATTTACTATGGCGTTACCAAACCTCATTTACTTCACCCGTTCACATGGCTGCCCTTACTGTGATAAGTTTGCGCCAGTTATGGATTCATTCATTACTAACAGTTTTCCTTTGGAAATTCTGAAACTTGATACTTGTGATGATGAAAACAAGACTTTAGCTAAGTTGCTTGGCTGTTCAATGGTTCCCAGTATCGTTGAAGTGAACCGTGAAGACTGCACTTACCGCATTCATGAAGACATTTCTTCATGGAGTGAAGAACAACTGAATGAAATCTTTATAAATACTACGGCGGAGTGAAGTTTCTCTCCTTTTCTTCCCCGCCATTAGAAAGCCCCATGTTAGGATTGCTCCTTGTCTGGCATGGGGCTTTCGCTTTGTGGGGCTTTTGTTAAGATTAACTAAGCGTCATTGAAAAGTTCTGGGCGGTGGATAGAATAGCGCCATCTAATACACAAAAGAGAGGTCTAATATGAACGCAGAACTTTTCCATGAAGCCAAAGAAACACTTATCAGCAAGGTAAAAGAAAACAAGAAGGCGGCTATTAGCATTGGCGCTGCTGTAGTTGGCGCGTTCGCTTTACTCTTTTATGTAGCTTCTAATAAGTATGAACCCATCATTCCACAACAGCCAGAAATGACATCATTCCGTGACCAACTACGCCAACAGAACTTGATTGAACTATTAGCCGCCTGTAACTCCAAGCTAGCAGAAGCCTACGAAGTGCCACAAAGTTTCCTTCTGGAATGTGATGATTACTACCGCGAAGCCTCTAATATGAGCCATGCTTGGAAGGTTAAGCCTCGCCTCATTGAAGAAATGAAAGCTGTAGAACAGAACCTTCAGCGCTTTATTAGCAAGAACTAACTATTTGAAAGCCCTCATTTCGGAGGGTTTTCTTTTTTCACCATGCAAAAGGTGGCTTTTCAATAACATCAACATTGCCAATGCCATTTAAGAATAGCCCTTCTGCGTTGCTGTATCCATCAGTAGCTGAAACATGAAGAATACCAAAGGGAATATGGTCATCTGGCATTAGACCCCTTCTGATAGCGTTATCAGAAACCTGTTTAACTTCCCTGAAGTAATCTGTTTTTGTAAGCCATGCAAAGTTTACTAAGGTCATAACACAGTCATCAGTTTTGCCATTATCAGCCTGATAACTGGTTTTCTGCTTGGTAAAGGAAAACAGTTCTGTAATCGTATCCGCATCATTCAGGATGAAGGAATCCGATTCAATAAGGGCTTTTAGAATAGCGCAGCCAGTGCTTTTTGTACGTGGAGTTTGTCTTAATCCAATACTGAACTTGGTATAGCCTTCTTTTACGTCATCATTTCTTACGTTTGAAGTAAGCATGTATTCATAGTCCATGTCGTAATACAAGGCGTTACAAACAATCCTGCCAATGGAGTTGTTTTCAATAATAACGTAAGCGTTGTTGTACTTGGTAGCGATTGCATAAACCACTTCAGCCAAGTTCTCTGGCAGGATGTGATTATCCCTGTAAACAGCAACCTGCTCATAAACATCGCCACTTATATCAATAACTGTGACTACTGAATAATCTTGTGACAAACCTTCAGAAACATCAACACTTACAACATACTTCTTACCTTCTGCTTCTTTGTAAATGGCAAGATTATTAACGTTCCTTAATGGCTGTAGCCAAGATAGGCTTTTTAATTTTTCGCCATTAACCAATGTAGCAGAAGAACCCAAGAACTCACACAAGTATTCTTGGTTGAACTCTTGGTCAGTCATTGCTTTCTTCTGGGTTTCATACCATTCTTCATCTCTATCAGGTCTTAAGTACCATGGTGCGAAGAAAGGAACAAAGCCATTAACACCTTGTTCTGCTTCTGTGTATAGCTTCCAAAAGTAATTCATGCCTTTTGGTGTTGAGGTAATAATCATTTGTGATGTTTTACCTGAAGACAAAGTAGGGAACGACCTGCCAAAGAATTCAGGAAAGTTGTCAATGTGCGCAGCTTCGTCAATGTAAACGCAGTTACAGGATTTACCGATAATAGCGTCAACTGTACAAGGCGCAGCGAAAACTTTAGTGCCATTACCACCAAGCGACAAGACAATACTTTTCATGTTCCAAACCGCAACACCGGGCTTCATATACCACGGCAACGCCATGAAAGCAACCTTAAATCTATCCAAAACTTCTTTAGCACCAGTTTCCTTATGCGCCAATATTGCTGTTGTGTAGTCTGGGGTAAAGATACTTTTCCAAAGAATGTAAGCCATTGAACAAGCGGATTTACCCATTTGCCGGGGCAGCATAGCAATGTTAAATCTGTTCTTCCTGAAGTTCATTATTAGTTCTTCTTGGAAAGGGAAAAGTTCAAAGATTTGCTGACCTTTATCCAATGTGTTAATCACAACATAGTTCTTCACGAAGTAAAGGAAATCATTCTGGCATTTTCTGATTTCATTTACTTGTTCTTCGGTAAGGGGCAATTCTACACCAGCAGCCTTTAACGCTGGAATGCTGTTGTAGCAATTATCTTGTTTCATTGCCTCAATTTCAGGCGTGTCCGGCACAGGGAATTTAATCATTCTTTATAAATCAACAAGTTACAGTTATTAACTATATTGTCTTCTTTACTAAATAACATCAAACTTTTGTTGCAACAAACGGAAATTTATTAACATGTCACAAAAACTTGATGTAACCGCTTACATGAAAACTGCTCATTGGCTCAAGCAATATGAAATTGAAGCCAAGAAAGACGGTATTCATAACAAGAAAACTGGCGAGCTTCTGGTTTCTTTCCCTTTTGAAATTGACCCCGCTACTGCCGTTCTTCCATCTTCACCTTCTGCTCCGCCTTCGCAGCCTCCTTCACCTCCTCCAGCTTCTGGAACAGAAGAACAGGGTGGCAAACCCAAAAAACCGAAAGCATCTGAAGGTGGCACTGAAGGTAGAGGAAGCGAAGAACTGACACAACCGCCTTCTCCGCCACAGCCCCAACAACCGCCGCGTTCTGGTGAAGAAGCATCTTCTCCGTAAGAAAATCCAGAATCTTTTCATTTCATAAAACTAAAAGGCATTTCTAAATGACTATTACTGAACATCTTAAAAAACTGATGCGGGAAGTAGGTTCTAATATTAAGGGTATCAAAGATGCCTTTAAATCCGCTTCAGAAAAAATTACTACGCTGGAAGGCAAAGTTACCAAGCTGGAAGCTGCTGGTGGCAAATCTGAAATTCTGAAATTCGTCATGCAGGATGAACGGTTGCCAACATCCATGAAAAAGGGCAGAGGCTATATGCGTTTAATTGTCAACAAAAATGTAGCCGTCGTGCAAGTCAAAGCTACTCCCTCTGCTACTGGTCGCCTTAGTGAATCATCAGGCCTTGGCTTTCCCAACAACTTCAGGATTGCCTTTGAAAAACTTGGCTTCGCTAGTATTGCCGCATCGGCAAGTTTTAATGGCAATCCTTTTTTCGCAGCGATTCATATAGACAATAAGGGTTATATCAACGTCCACAGCGACAGGGTATTCATAAATGTTCCCCTAACTGGTTCTGTTGCATTTTTCATAACCGAAGACACTATGAAGACGTTGCCCGCGTTCAGTGGCTTCACTCAAGTTCAGGAGTTCTAATAATGTTTGTTACAAGAGAACATTTACAACAAATCATGCCCAATGCGAAGAATCGTATTGATACTTTTCTGCCTTATATAAACGAAGCTATTGTTTCATTCGGTATGAACATTACGGCTTTTCGTATGTTCATTGCGCAGCTTGCTGTTGAATCCGGTGAGCTCAGATATACCAAAGAACTGGCTTCTGGCGCTGCTTATGATACTGGTCGTTTAGCCGTTGCTTTAGGGAATACTCCAGTAGCAGATGGCGATGGGCAGTTCTACAAAGGGCGCGGTTTGATACAAATCACAGGCAAAGCGAACTATACGGCTTGCGGTAAGGCTTTAGGTCTTGACCTTTTAAGACATCCTGAACTTCTTGAACAGCCTGAATGGGCAGTTAAATCAGCTTTCTGGTATTACGCTTCAAGACATCTTGAAAAGTACACTTATGAACCAACGCTTGATAACTTCAAAGCCATGACAAAAGCCATCAATGGTGGCTACAATGGGCTTGCTGAACGCATTAAGTACTGGGAAAGAGCCAAGAAAGTACAGTTTACTGCTGATGCGGGCGCTGAATAAGCATTAAACATCAAAAAAGAAAGCCGCCTGTGATATGGCGGCTTTTCTTTATTCATTTATTAGCGTTCCCGTTTCATTACCAATGTAGTTGTTACAGTCTCATCCAAAGCAATAATTTCAAAAGTAATATTAATTTCAAGGCTTTGTCCTGCATCCTTAACCTTACAATCCACTTTCTCAAGTTTTATTCTTGGTTCATAAGTTTGCAGGATTTCAGTAATCTGATTCTGGAAAGCTGAAACATGAATAGCGCCCATGGTTTCAAAAAGCTGATTCTCAACACCACAGTTAATTTCTGGATGAAAAGGAACACTCCATTTATTCATCAGAACTAAACGTTTTACGGATTGAACAACAGCTTTACGCCCTTTTACATGCTTTACATCGCCAGTTAAAGGATGAATACCAAAAGCCATATCCAAATCGCTATAGCGTTCATCAATCTTTAACTCACGGCTAAGTCCTTTATCTAAAACACCCATTATCGAAGTCCTTGCGCTTTGCGAAAACGCCGTGCTTTATTACGCTTTCTAGCGATTCTCTTGTAATAAGACCCGCCTTTAGCTTTCTTCGTTCTTACAGCTTTCTTAATAGCCATTCTACGGCGGTTTCTTTCTGTTCCACCAATAGGCTGACAGGATTTACCGTTCCATTTATAGCCCTTTTGGCATTTGTACTTGATGATTCTCTTACCCTTTGAATTTATTCTAATTTTTCGTATTACTTCAACCAGTTCTTTATCATCAGTAAGCAGGGAAGTATCATAAGTCATTGATTCATCATGACTTTTCATAATAGTAGCGCCAAGAATAGCTTCTTCTGGTTTTGGATAGAGGTAAATGGCGTAAGCTCCGATATTGCCATCTAATTCATCTTCATCATAAGCTGGTGTTTCTGGGTCTTCTGAATCATAATCTTCGTCATCCTGAACGATATTAGGCAAATCTTCATCGCCATCAACCAAGAAATCTTCTTCAATAGTTTGAATATCAGGATTCTCGCCAGCATCATTGAGAATCATGTTTCTGATGCTTTTATTGGCAGTAATCAAAGCAACAGCGCCGTTTTCAGGGTCATAAATGACTTCAACTTCTTCAGGATTGTTGTCCTGATAAGTAAAGTAATGTTCAAGATAGTTAATATACGAATCTTCATCAAGCCTTTTCTGGGGCTTTTTCTTCAGGGGCTTATCAACACCTGCCATTTGGGAAGTAACGTTTACGTCTTCTTTCATTGTTCAACCTCAAAGTACTTATAGGAAAAGTTCACTGTGCAATTCAATACTGTGTTTTGCATAGTGTAAGAAAGCTCAAGGGGCGATACTGACAAGGGATAAACTTCCCGATAACGAACCCTATATCTGACATTGTTCTCGTTATCCAGAATAGAAACCCAAATGTTCGCAATAATGTCATCGTAATAAGCTACTACGTTGCTATCAGCATTGATAACCAATGAAGCCCAGTTTTCAAAGAATCTTCTAGCTTCCATATCGCCATCGCAGTAGAACATGCACATTAACGGGTCAAAAGAAACGGTATAAGGCGCTTTGTAAATTGTTCCCCTTTGCTTCTGTTCATAGGACATGATGGATTTCTGTGGCATGGAAACTGTATGGCATAAAACACCAACTTTCTTAGCATCCATGTTGAAGTTAGCACCAGAATTTGAATTGTTATTGGCGTTTCTTTCTGCATTAGCGAGTGCTTTAGGCTTTTCAAATTCAATGATGTAGCGTGAAGGCTTCAGGAAACCAGAATCATTAACCGTATTCAAGAAGTAAAGCTGTGAAGCCAATGATTTATAAGGTGAATTGTTTGAATTGACACCCGTTATGCCCCTAATGGCATTCATTTGGTTTCTGGCGCTTCTTTGTTCGTTAGTAGTAACGCCGTCCCGTTCAGCTTCCCTATCCGTAATAACGGTATTGTTTTGTGATGGCGGAACATAGCGAGGAATTACGCTGCCAGTTGTTGTATCTCGCCAAACCCCGCCTTCAATAGTAGATTCGCCTCTACGAATTTCATCAAGTCCTTCATTCCTTTCAATGCCCCGTAGAACATTAGAAATTGAACCGTAAGCAGCATCATCTGGCAAGACAATACCGTTTAGATTAGTGCCTTTTCTGGGGTCAATGTTAGGTAGATTTTCTGGTGGCGGGATGTGATTATCCGGGTTTGCTATCACAGCGTCTTTAGGGGTTTCATTAGCCATACTTACAACTGAAAGCTCATTATCATTTGGCAATTATTTTCATCAATGAAATATAATGAGTTATAACTAATTGATTTATTGAACAATATGGCTCTCCAAAACTTCCAAACGCTTTCGCTTAAGCACCTGAAACAACAAGAGGAGCGGGAATTTAAGAATAATCCTGCTGTTTACACCGTTAAAGACCCTAGAGATGGCTCATCTGTTTACGCAATAAGAGAAGACCAGCATTCTCAACTATCAGATTATGCCATTTCCATGATTGAGCGCTATTCTGTTCCTAAAGAAGAAATGCAGCTTATCAATGCTTATAGGGATTTGGCTAAGACTTCTGATGTGGACGAAGCCATCAGGGAAATTGTAAATGAATGCTTTTCGTCAGATGGCAGGGATATGGCGTTCAAGCCTGTATTCAAACCTGAATCACAGCTTTCCCTTAAAACCCAGAAGAAAATCGAAGAAACGTTTGAATACATTTATCACTATCTTCTGGACTTTGATAAGAACGGACAAGCCATCTTCCGGCAATGGTATGTTGATGGGCGTTTGATATACCATATTGCGGTTGATAAATCAGAAAAGACCATTAAGCACATCCAACTTATTGACCCACGTTACATCAAACGAATTAAAGAAGTTGTTATCAACAGGGAAACTGGCTTGCAGGACAAAGAACGTTCAAAGATTTACTACGTTTACTTGCCAGAAAGCTATGTGAACGATGCTGCTGCGATTAACAAGTTCTGGAACGAAAACTCCTTTAATTACAACGCCTTCAATTACCAAGAACAGCAGACTTATATAAAATTTGAAGATAATTCAATAGCTTACAGTGATTCCGGGCTTATTGACCAAGAAGAAAACGTTATTCTGTCTAACCTGCATAAAGTGCTTATTCCATACAACAACATGAAGATGATGGAAGAAGCCATGATTATCTACAGAATTGTTAGAGCACCAGAACGCCGCTACATTTACATTGATGTTGGTGGCATGGGCAATGCTGCAGCACAACAGCATTTGAATTACGTCAAGAACACGTTTAATAACAAAACTGTCTTTGATTCTTCTTCAAAAGGCTTTATTAACCGTAAAGCCATTCATTCTATGGTTGAGGATTATTACCTTGCACGTAGGGATGGGCAGAAAGGCACTGAAATTCAAACAGCGCCGGGCGCAGAGAACTTAGGCGTTACCAAAGACATTGAATACTTACGGGATAAGTTTTATAGGGCTTTGAACGTGCCTATTGGGCGTTTAGACGCGGAAATGCAGAACTCAACATTGCTATTGGGCAGGGTTTCTGAAATGCAAAGAGACGAATATCGTTTCCGCCGTTTCATTGATACCCTTAGAAGCCAGTTCATTCCTATTGTAGAAAAACTGCTTAAAACGGAACTTCTCCTGAAGAATGTCATCACTAACGAAGACTGGGAAAACATCATTCAGAATGATTTGTTCTGGGAATACACAGAAGACAATTCATTCGTTGAAATTAAAAAGCAGGAAAAACTTAGAACGCAACTGGAACTTATCCAAGTAGCTGACCCTTATATTGGCAAATACTTCACACATTCCGACATCATGAAAAATGTCATGAATTACACGGATAATGAAGTTAAAGAATTCTACGAAAGACTGAAGACGGAAAAGAAAGAACATCCTGAATTCTATCCACCTGAAGAAGAAATGAATGGCTTTAATAACGGGGGTGAAGAAGCCAGTGCTGAATGGAAAGATTCACAGGATTACATTGGTGGCGGAAGTAGTTCAAGCAAGAATGATGACGATAATGGTATAGAAACTAAACGACAAACTACTTCATTCTCTTTCAAAAGCCAATAAAGCCACTTAAAAGCCACAATAGTTATAACTAAAACGATTAAAGCCCCACGTCAAATGGGGCTTTATTCATTTACCCGTTTAACTGCCTATCATCACGTTTCCGCTACCAGTAATAATGGTTTGTGGGCATGAACATTGGCTACCAACTCTTGCAGCAGGCTTACCGTTTATAAAAACCGTAGTACTGCATCCGGGGTTAATAATCACGCCGCCATGACTACTGGTTAAAGGGCAAGCATGTTCTTTGACCTTATCGCCTTGTCTAGCAGCTTCTTTCCCGTTGATTTTCACATTACTGCTGCCGTTAATAATTGGAGCAGGTGGAAAACAACTATGACCAGAAGATAAATCAGTTTTTCTTGCGGCTGGCGCACCCATAAACACTCCATAAATAGTTGAAATTTCAATCAATTTTATTATATCGTCATGCCCCGAGCCGTAAATCCAACAGACCGAAACAAGAACAGAGACTTGTTCAAACCAATGCAGGCATCACATGTTTCCCGTTACTTCGACCATCAATACAATCAGAATGAACAGAACACTGTGCAAACCCTACAGGATGAAGCGATTGTTATATCAGGCTATACGGTTACTTACGTCTTCAAAACAGAGTATGAAATTGATGAAATCCTGCAAGAATACGATTACTCAAAATTCGCCGAAGCCTTTGATATTGCTGTTACCTTCCCTTCAAAAATTATGGACTGGGACAATAACAACGCGCTAATGTCAAAATTCGGCTGGACAGCTACACCACAAGGCGATTTTATCATCAGCCAAAAAGCATGGACACAGATAATGGCTGAAAGAGAACAAAAGAATCTTTACACTTTCTTCCGTCCAAGAGAAGGCGATTTGATTATTGTTCATGCTGGACAACGCTACGATGGCAAGAAGCCAAATCCCTACAATGCTGAAGATGGCGATTACAAACAGCAACGCTTCATTTTCCAGATTACTTATACGGATGCTGGCTTGAATAACTTCCAATGGGGTAAAGATTACGTTTACAGAGTTTCTGCTTCATCCTACAAGTATCAGGAAAATGAAGACTTCACTGAACTTGAGGATGAAAATGGTCTGCCATTCCTTGATACCGAAGAAGATTTCAACTATCCAGAAGACCAGTCTGATGCTTTCTCAAGTAATGAGAAGAAGATTAGGGACTTTGAAGAAAACAATCCGTTCCAAGGCTACTAATGAAAGAAGAAGAACTAAAAAGAATGCTTTTGCCCTTTCATTATGGCTACAGAATGAACATGCCACTATCCGAAGTCATCTATGAATTTGATGAAGACATAAAGCTCTTTACAACTGTTAAAAGGATGCTTTCCAAGAAGACAAAGAACAGCGGTTTGCTTCTTAACAATGTTGTTCTACTTCATAACGCATTTGGCAAAGGGCTTCTTAAAGCTATTCCTTTTGTTTTTGTTGATGAAAGCCAAAGACTTAAAATGAATGCCATCTTAACCATACTAAACTATTCTGAGCAAAACTTACCTTATGATGAAAACTTTTACTATGAACTCACAGGAAGGATGAACTAAATGATAATGAACTATCTAAATCTGGCTTGGAAGTACAGGAAGATTGTCTTGTTTGCCATTGTGGCGGCAGCTTTTCTTTACCTGACTTACCAGCTAAAAGCCCAGAAAGCTGAATATCTTCAACAAACAGCTTTACTGAAAGAAACCATATCGGACATGCGGGAAGCCAATGCTGAAGCCTTCAGGCAGCAGCAAGAATACATTGCTACCGTGTACACACAAACTTCAGAACTGAACAAATCCATTACCCAAAAATTGCAGGAGAAAAACAATGAAATTGATGAATGGAACAATGATGCCAAAACCCTTATTGATGACCCTGATGCTATTGCCAGCGTTATCGCTAGCAGGCTGCGCCAAGAACTCAAAGGAGACATTTATAACAGCACCGCCAAAGCCCTTAATGATTCCAGAACTTCCATCAGAGATACGTCAAAGCTACTCACAGAGAAGTTTTCAAGAGAGGTTTCTGCAAATCTTTTCCAACTCATTACAGATGCCGAAAAATCCAGAGTAGCTCTTGGACAATGTATTGCATGGGCTGATGGCGTTAAGGGCATCGTAGAACAGAACAACGCTAACAGTAAACAGCCAATGCCAGTGAAGAAAGGGAGGAAATAACCGTGTTCAACTGGCTGAAACATCAGAAAGAATCACTTAACCCATTATCATCCACACAGCAAGGCTCACTTCCGCCACCTAACTTTGAAGAAGTAGCAAAAGGGCAATGGGTTGTGATGAATGGTAAGACAGCAGCTTCTGACAAAACTAGCTCGCTATTCGCAGAGCTTATTACATTAGAAGACTTGAAAGTGTTCAAAACAAAATCCGGCTCATGGAATCCTAATAATGGCAATCAGGTGGTGAAGGAAGAAACCTGCCTTGTGAAGATTACCAACAACATTCAGCTTAACAAACTTAGACAAATTGGCGTGAAGTATGGGCAGTCTTATCTGGTTTACATTAAACATGGTAATCCAGAACTTGTGCCATGTATCATGGGCAAGAAACATACTAAGCTAAAGAAAATACAGAAAATTACTGAAAACATTACAACGCTTAAGAAACACCAGTTCTGGATTTATCTGAAAAACGGCGTTGGCGGCGTGTTAAAATGACATCCTTCCCATCCTAAAAGAGTGGGATTCCCTTAAGCACTAAAGCCAAAGGAACTCGGCGATATAGCCGAAAGGTTCGCCTTTTTACAGGCGCTTTTAACGGCATGCCCTGCCGCGAGCAGATGCGAAACACCTGCATTATGAATGTTAAAAGCTGCGTTTAAATCCGCATTTGCGGAAAATCCACAGCTAGTACACTCAAATTCTGATTGTGATTTTCTACTTTTCTTATCTACGTGACCGCAAGAGCTACAAGTACGGCTTGTATTTGCAGGATTTACTGCAACGCAGTATTTCCCTGCAAACGTAGCCTTATATTGTAGCTTTTTGCGAAATTCGTACATAGGAATCATAGTCATTAAGCGATTGAAACTTTTCTTCCAACCACCTAACTTCTTAATCATATTACGAATATTCAAATCCTCTAGGATTACACAATCGTGGTTTTTGATTAGATAATCAACTAGTTTGTTTAGGAAATCTTCTTTTGTATCATTGAGATACTTCTGTTTGCGTTGTATCTTTGTTTGAAGTTTTCTAGCAGCTACGCTGCCTTTTACCTTCTTACTTAGATAAGACTTCAAACGGTCTATCTCTTTGAGTTTATTCAAAATGTTAGGAGCGGAAATAGAATGTCCAGTTGATAAAACAGCGTATTTCTTAATTCCTAAATCAATACCTACAATTTTGTTAGGAACTACAGCAGGTTGCGGTACAGTATTATCCTCAATGAGGATAGAAACGTACCATTTTCCCGCTTCTACCTTAACAACACAAGTTTTAAACTTGTGTGTTTTAAGAAGTTTAAGATATTTCTTAGAACACTTAAACTTCATGCAACCTATCTTAGGTAAGGAAATTTTCGTAAAAGAAGAATTCAACTTAACATCTTGTGGGTAAGTGAACCTATCATTTACAAATTTCTTCTTAAAAACAGGAAAGTTTGATTGTTTAGTGAAGAAACGAGTGAAAGCATTATTCAGATGTCGCAACGCTTGCTGAAGCGGTTGAGAAGGTACTTCCTGAAGGAAGGAATAATTCTCATCCTGCTTCAGCGCTGTTAATTTCTTTGAATATTCGTTGAAATTGAAATCTTTGTGCTCCTTCACAAGCGCAAGGAAATGATTGTACACAAAACGGCAGCTTCCTGCCGTCTTGTACATCAAGATTTCCTGTTCTTGCGATGGATAAAGGCGAACCTTTAAAGATTTCAACACTTTTAATATTCCTGTATAATTAAAACTAAACCTACTTTAAACAATCTAGTTATGAAAAGCAAATTAAAAAATCTTAATCATTCTAATAAAGCACCCCTACCTAAAGGTGAGATTTTACAGTGTGGGATAATAAACATGGGCAAGAAAGAAAAGCCAGTCATACCAAGCTGGCTTTATCATTCCCAGCCTTTAACAGACGAACAAATCCATGACTTCCCGGAACAGTACGAAGCCTTTGTTTACCTAATGACGCATATTCCTACAGGAAAAATGTACATCGGAAAGAAGGGCTTTCATTCCAAGAGAACTGTTAAGGATAAAAAGAGAAAGCAAACTGTTGTTTCAAACTGGCTTTCTTACTTCTCTTCATCTGATGACATTAAAGAGCTAACAAGAACACCTGAAGACAAACTCAACTGGAAAAGAGAAATCATTTACCTTTGCAAAGAGCAGAAATATGCCAACTATCTTGAAGTGAAACTTCAGTTTCAGATGGGCTGCTTAGAGAACCGTGATAAATGGTTCAACTCAAACATTAACGGGCTGTGGTATTCATCATGGCTCAAAGACATTAAAGAAGGAGTTGCAGATTATGATTAGCATTAAGTATTACGATAGAAGAAACCTTCCTAATGAAATCTTTCCTTTTCATGATATAGAAAAGGCTTATGTTGGGCTATTAACTGAAATTGGTGGCGCGCCAGAATCACCCATCATGAAAGAAGTTAGCAAGGAAGAAACGGGCTATGAACGAGTAGAAATTCCCTTTAACAGCTTCTTCGTTTGGGATGAGGATGCTAGCAAATGGATTTCATCTGAAGTGATTGAATTTCCTAAACCAAAGAAAGACTGGGGATTGATTAAAGGGCTTGCCTTCTTTGTGGATAATGAAAGTGATGATTTCTATATAGCAGATGTCTTTCAGAATAGCCGTTACGTAGCAGCCAATCAACACGCCCCTTATATTAAGAAGAGTTGGTTGAGGATTTATCAACCAATTAAATGATGCAGACAAAAAGAAAGCCGCCATATTTCAGGCGGCTTTCTTCTTAGCTATTACTAACTTACCAAGGCAGGTTAGAGATGGCGAACTTAGAGTAGTAAATGTTCTTACCCTTTTCCAGCGAAGTGAACGGGTTCGCAGCAATGGCGGCGCGTTGTTGGAAGCCGATTGCATTGCGGAAGCGGTCGTTACTTGCATCCAGACCAGAGTGCATGGTAAGCGGAACATACGGTGCGTAGATAACACCAGCGTCAAATTCATTAGCGCCTTTATAACCGATAACCACACCGTCATGGGTAAGGAATGGGTCAACGAATACTTTAAGCTGACCAGCCATACCTACATAAGTAGAAGATTGCAGGTTGATGTCAATGCTTTGTGCATAGTTGGTGTCATTCTTCAGAATGCCAGCCAGTTGCAGAGCATTTGCTACACCCATAGAAGTGATGATGAAGTTACCAGCGCCACGACGGTTTTCCAGATACAAACGGGCAGCTTCGCTACGAATGTAAGCCCACAGACCCAGAGCTTTTTCACCAGCCCAACGACCATCAGTACCAGTTGCATAGTCAAAAGTACCAGCAGTTGTTTGGTTTTGCGCGCCAATGTGGGCAGCGTGCATGATGGTGCGAACGATTTCTTGGTTTTGTTCCAGAACGATTTCTTGAGCCAGAATGTTAGAAAGTTCAGCACGGGCTGACAAGTTGTGAACAGCCTGCATGTCTTTTTCAAGTTCAAATGAGTAATCAGCACGCAATTGGCGAGTTTTGGCTTCAAGCGCAATCTTGTCAATGGTGATACCCATGTTTTTCCATGCAGCAGTTTCACCAGTCGGAGTATCCATACCATGACCAGTTTTAGCCAGCAGGTCAACATCGGTGAACGGGTTATCGCTGCGGTCATCAGTACCAGTACCGGAATGTGCAGTATCAACTTCCTTGAACAGTGCTTCTTTAGAAGTAGCGTTGAATTGCGGAGAAGTACCGTTCGGATAAAGCGCACGAATTGCAAAGCCCAGACCAGTAGGCATATTCATCGGCTGAACACCGCAAACATCATACGCAATCAGTTGCGGGGTCATACGGCGAACCATGCTAATCAGAACCGGGTCATAGCCTTTGATTTGACTGGTAACGTTTACGTCTTCTTTCAGCGCTTTAGCTTCGTTTTCCAGCAGTTGCAGGGTGGTGTTGAATTTACTAACACTTACAGATTCTTGCAGTTTCTTGATGTCAAGAATATCGCCTTCGCCAGTAGGGTTAGACCATTTTTCTGCCAGTGCGCGCAGATTCTTAGCGCCTTCAGCTTGAGCAGATTCAAAAAGTTGTTGTGCAGTTTGCATTAGTTTTTAGTCCTTACGTAAAGAATTGAAATAATTAACGTTATTTAGAAACATTTGAAATTAAAAGAAACTTCCGCGATTGAAAAGACCTTTAAGGCTTTCATCGACTTCTTTAGCGCCTTCTTTCTTGTCATCGGCTTTATCAGAAGCCTTATCATCGCCAGCTTTATCGTCATCATCGGCTTTGTCTTCATCTTCTTCTTTAACCAGTTTTTTTTCCATGATTACAAGGTCAAGCATTTTCTTGAACTGGTCAGAAGTGTAGGATTCATCAATTTGTGCCATGATGTCCACAACAGAATCGCGTTGAGAATCAGCCATAGAACGGGTAGCTTCGCTTACCAAGAATGCTCTATAAGCAGCTTTAGTAGCTTTTTGGGATTCTTCCAAAAGGTTGTCTTTTTCAGCAATGCTTTCTTGCAGTGCTTTAATTTCATCAGCAACAACGCTTTCCAGAAGTTGTGAAGTTTCAATGCCAGCTTCTTTCAAGCCTTCCATGACTTTCATCATGCCGCTGCGAACATTGCGCACATCTTGGGCAACTTTAAGCTGTTCAGAAACTTCAGAAAGTTGGCGGGCAAGTTCAGATTCGTGGTATTCAACAAGCTGTGCAGTGGTTTCTTCAACAGCTTTATCAACGCTTTCTTTCAGGGTCTTTTCGTTTTTCTTTTGTAGGCTTTCCAGTTTTTTGGCAAGCTCAACAGCGTTCTTTTCATCAAGGCTTTTCTTGTACTCAGCCTGACTTTCGGTTACGTAAGAATCAACGGCTGAAGTAAAGGCTTCTTGTTGGGCTTCATCAGTAATACCCAAAGATTCAAGCAGTTCTTTAATGTTCATAAAGTTTAATTTCCTTCTTTTAGCTAAAAGATTGATTAAATTGAAAGTTGTAGCTATTTAGTTGATTTCAAAAATAAAATCAATTTCTAGCTTCAATAAGCCCTTAATAACCTTATGAAAAGACTTTATCGTTTCGCTGATTTCCTCAAAGACTACTTTCTTACAGGTTTTGTAAACTCATTTACAAACAACGTAGAGAAGGTATGGCAGCCATTTACTGAATATCCCATTGGCACAACAGTTACCCACACTTATGAAATCAATGGCAAAAGAACCAAGAACAAGTATGTTTCTGTTCTAGGCTCTAAATCAGGCAACCAAGCGCCTATTCATGCTAAACAAGGACAAGTAGAATCTGATGGTGGCATCAGATGGATGTACTTGGGTGAATCCACCATTGTTGATAATGGCATGTTTGACATGTACTTGACACTTGGGCGCCAGAACTCATGGGATGGCACTGACAATCCTGTAACACCTGCAATCAACCAGTACGTAACCAGACAATGTATTCAAGACATCATCTACGCCAAGAAAATTGACAAATCTTCAGTTGCCATGGTTGCCCGTAGAAACACATGGAAAGCAGAAGAAAAGTATGAAGAGTTCAAAAAGGATAAAACAACATACAAACTGCCCTATTACGTAACCAACAAAGAAGGCTGTGTTTACTACTGCCTTTCAAATAACAACAATCAGAAATCCACGATTGAACCTATTGGCACTTCAACCCAGCCCATACAACTGCCAGATGGCTATGTTTGGTACTTCATGGCGAAGATTGATATCCAGAACTCAAAATTCTTGACAGATGAATTCATCCCTTTAAATGGCGATATTACCTTCAACCCGGATATGAAGAATAACCGAGGTGGCATCGCAACTGTTACGCTAGTAAGCCCACAAAAAGGACAATTTGCCAACAAAAACAACATCGTAATAGAATTTCAACAAAAAGGTGAAGGACAAGACGCTAATCTTATTCCTCACTTGAACACGCAAGGCATTCTGGAATACATGGAAGTGAAGAACGCAGGGCATGATTACGCTGAAGAAACCATTATCGTCCTAAAAGAAAAATCAGCAGATGCGCAAGGACAAGGCGCTGAGCTAAAAGCCATCATGGCATTAGACACGCTTACAGGCAAGACCTATATAAAAGATGTTGAAGTGCTGAAAGGCGGGGAAGGCTATAAACAAGGTTCTGTTTCTATTCACATAGAAGGTGATGGACAAGGCGCTGTATTAGAAGCCAAAGTATCCACAGCTAAAGGCATCATCTCATCCGTAGAAGTCAAAGAAAAAGGTGAAGGTTATTCCTACGCCACGCTTTATGTAGTATCAGGCAAAAATTCAGCAGTTGGTAGAGTTTCATTACTACCATATTCAGTTTCCAATCCTAACATTTTGGCAACAATTCAAGACAACGCCATCATGATTAACGTTGATTTGAATCCAAATGAGACTTACTTTGACTACGATTCAGACTACAGGGAAGTGTTACTTGTAGTTAATCTCTATGACATTGATGGCAATCCAGCAAACAAGCCTGAATACATTGGCAAAGCGCATAAGGCATGGGCAGACCCCAAATCCAAACTGCCAAAGTTAAACCATGAAGAAGGGCTGATACTTTTCAGACAAACTTCAAACCGTTTAATTAGGGTTGCGGGGCAGTATGAAAAAGTAAAACTGGTAATTTCATTATAAGGGCAAAGTGAAGATGGCTACAACTACAGCACAATACAACAACCCCGCCTTAAGAGACTTAAATAACTACAACGAAGCCATTGGCAACGTTGCCCAACTTATCATTCCCGACTTTGACAACCTGAATTACTTCATACAGTCATTCAATTTTCCTGCAATAGATATTCCGGCAGTTGAAACACCATTCAAGGGAAACGATAACAAACAAGTTGGCGATTTCATTAAGTATGGAACACTTTCAGTTGATATTGCAGTTGATGAAGACCTTGCAAATTTAACTGCACTTTTTGACTGGATTAAAAAGACAAACTTCAAAGCCAATGTAGTAGAACGTTATGTGGATGTATTCATTAAATGGCGTACTAGAAACTTAAAACATGACATTGAGATTAAATTCCATAATGCCTTTATAACGAATATAGGTGGCTTTCAATTATCTACATTGAATACTGAAGACACCATTATTACAACGAATGTAAGTTTTGAGTATCAGTACATCACATTAAACGGACTTGAAATTAGGAATCCAAACATTCATTGGATTTAAGTTTAAGAAGTGTGAAACATTAAAGATGGCTCTCTTAAGAGGCTTTTCTTTTGGCTTCTATGTTAGATGATAATGGTTGTTAAGTAGATTTCTATAATGTTCTTACAGGTGGTTTTCGTCAAATGTTCGTCTTTTTTTTTATCTCATACAAAACGGGCTTCTACAGACTTCAATGTTCGTCTTTTTTTTTATCTCATATCGTCACAAGTAGCTTCTTAAGAGGTTTTTTAGATGGTTTTTTTTTTCTAACAACCTTCTAACAGACAAAAAATGTTTGTCTTTTTTTTATCTATCATAACTACCGCCTCTCATATCTTATTGTCCATATGTTGAGAAAAAGAAAAAACAAACATCAGAACTTGAACCCACTAGAAACCAGTTCGATATGAGATAAAAAAAGACAAACATCTGGCTTCAAGTCACCAAGAAGCCATGCTGTGAAGACATACCAGAAAACAACTATGTAGAAGCTACCCAGAAGCCCGTTTTGTATGAGATAAAAAAAGACGAACATCCGTCATCAGCCAGTGGCATCATCAGCAGAAGCCCTGCTTATCAGGCTTTCCGTAGAGCCATGGAAGTAGCAGTTGATTTGCGTGTTGTGCTGTTCCTTCACTTCCTGCTTGCCGCCACCAGCAGAAGAACTATTAGAAGAATCATTCTCATCAGAAGCTACAAACAAGTTGTCCTTCATCTTCTGGCTAAGTTCAACCAGTTTGATGTTCGATGTAGTAATCGTTCCCATCAAAGAAGACAAAGCAGAAACCATCTTCGGGTCGCCACTTTCAACAGCTTGTTGAACAGCAGTTATAAATGGCTCATTTACATTCACCAGAATGCTTTGAATGGTCTTTCTAGCCTTTCTATAGTCTTCCTTGATATTAGCTTCAACTTCTTCCCTAAAGGCTTCGTCTTCGTGATTAAAAGCGATTGGCAAATCATCATTGCCGGAAGCAGAAGAATTTATAGATTCCAATAGGGGCAATTTAGTCTGATTCAATGTGTCAACAAATTCGTTTAGCAATTGCCCCTCGATAATTTCAACGCCACTCATTTCTCATCCCACTTTTCAATAATTTCGTGTTCATCTTCTTTAGAAGCTGATTTAGGATTTACGCTAGCTGTGTATTCAGCTAGCCATTCATCGCCACTATGATTATCTGCGCCCTTACTTCTAAACAAATCGACAATCACTTCTTTAATTCTTTCTATCGTGTCAATGCGGCAGTAGTACCAAGCCTTCATAGTGAACTGCAATTCCCACATGATGATTCTTTGTTCCCTGTAATCGCCTTCATATTCCATCATGGGGTTTACAGAGTTAAGCCCTATGGAAATATCCGTTTTCAGGTTAAAGTCCTTCACTTCCTCAATGGTAACGTTTAGTGCGGGTCTGAAGATGGGCAGGATTTGTTCTAATATCATCAACGAAGGTTCAAGGTCTTTAGAAGCAATGAACAAAGAGAAAGACAAGTCATAAGGCACTCTTGTGTACATTACTTTGCGTTCATCTTTTTCAGATGAAGTAATGAGGTTGTTTGTGTTCTTGGCTCTTTCACTGGCATAGTTCATTCCAGTTAAATCAAAAGCCATATGTACAGACTGGCGTTGGCTAACCTTTGAATACGGGTCTGGCGCGTCCATAAGAACAGAAAGAAACTTGTCCCTGTTAGCAAAGCGTAATGGCACTTTGTAATCCGGTGAATTAGGGTCTAGCTTGATGTGCAGGTCGTTGAAGATTGCGCCAAATGTAGCTACAAGGTTTCTAGTAGTGGCGTGATAGAAAGGCTTTTGTTTCATGATAAATTCTAAGTGATTGAAACTTAAGACTATTTACAATCCGTAACAGAAGCCTACAGAGCCTTATATATATAATGTCTGCTGATGAAAGCCCTTAAAGGAGAGAATTTATGTTACTTTTCAAACGTTTAGAAGTAAAGAACTTGGCTACTATTGGCGATGAGTTCATTACTATTGACCTGAACCGTCATAAGACAACAGTTGTGTATGGTGAAAATGGCACTTCTAAATCTTCACTCATGTTGGAAAGCCTTTGCTTCTGCCTCTACAACAAGCCGTATAAGAAGATTAAACTGGGTGAACTGGTAAACAATCAGAACGTAAAAGGACTGGAAGTAAGACTTACCTTCAATAAGAACAATGATGAATACATTATTCATAGAGGCTACAAGCCCCAGTTCTTGACGATTACCAGAAACGGTGAAGTATTACCGCAAACCATGACACAGCAATCTTTCATTGAAGAAGAGCTTCTTGAAGTTCCGTATTCAACGTTTAAGCAAATCATTGCTATGGGTAAGGCCGATTACACTTCATTCATTTCTTTGCCTTTAGATAAAAGACGCCAGTTTGTTGAATCCATCCTGAACACATCCGTTTACAGGGCTATGCTGGAACAACACAAAGAGAACCAGAAAGCGCTTCAAGCCAAGATTTCTGATGAAGAACATGAGATTCGTTTACAGGAGAAACTTCTGGCGCAGCACTTTGAAACGGTTAAAACGCTTAAGAAGAATCTGGATGAAGCCAACAAGGAAGAAATCAGTTCTAAGAAGGCTGAACAAGATGAACTTAAACTGGCTTTAGAAAAGCTGAATTCAGCATTCAATAAAGAAGAATACGATGGCAAGAAGCAAGAAGCCAAAGAAGTGAAAGCTGGTATTGGCAAGATTGAAACCTTCAAATTCTCACTTGCACAAAAACTTAAAGACCAGCAGCAGTTCTTGTCTTTCATTCAGACAACTGAAACCTGCCCTACATGCAAGCAAGCCATTACAGAAGCCCATAAGCAGTCTATTAAAGAAGAACAAGAAGGCATTATTCAAGAACTGAAAGACAAAGAAGACAAGTTAAACAGCAAATGCAAAGACCTGATTACACAGCAAGAAGAAATTGATAGCAAAATCAACAACTTGGAAGCCATTTTGTTCAATATTAGAGATAATGAACAGAAATTGTCTAATGTTATCAGGGACTTAGATAGGATTACTAAGCAAACCAATAACAAGCAAGAAGACAAGACTGTAAACGAGCTTAAAGAGAAAATGAAAGAAGTGAAGACATCACTGGAAGCTCATAAAACAAGACTTTCATTGCTTCAGGAACAGCAAGAAGTGTACAAAGAAACACTTTGGCTTTTGTCTGATGGCGGTATCAAGGCTATTGTGATTAAGAAGTATTTGCCAGTTATCAACAGTCTTATAAATGAATATGTTTCCCAATTAGGGTTATTCGCTACAGTAAGTTTTGATGAAGACTTCAAGGAAACCATCAAGAAAAGGGGCTTTGATAACTTCTCCTTCTATCAGCTTTCAGAAGGCGAAAAGCTGAGAGTAGATTTATCTATCATGCTAGCTTGGCGAGAAGTAGCAGCCATGAAAGCCGGGCTTAAAACGAACTTGTTAATTATGGATGAAATCTTCAATACATCAATGGATTATCAAGGCTGTAAGGCTTTCATTGACATTCTAAACAGCAAAGACAATCAGAACACCTTCATCATTTCACCAAACGCTGAAGACATTCTCGACCTGTGCCATTCTTCTATTCACCTGAAGAAGATAAAAGGCTTTACAGAAATTGTGAACGAGTAGTAAGGGCAAACATTAGGGCGCATGGTTAAAATGCGCCTTATTCATTATCTACAAAGGAGAACAAAACCGTGAAGAAACTGAATACCAACAATATGAAAACCATAGCTAGCTTGTGTTGGGCTTATACTGGCGATGTTTATTTCCGTCCCTATAAACAGCACGCATTGGTTGCTTTCCGCCCTTATGGCAATCTTTCCATTAAAGAAGAATACAGAAACAAGAAAGAAGCCATAAAAGATTTCCCACTTGATGATTTTCCCGTAGTGAAGCAATGTTGCTACATTTACAATATGATTGTTGAACATTGCAGCGTTACAGAAATTAGGATTAACCAAGACTTCTTCAGCATTTCCTGTTATGTTGGCGAAGAGTTCTTCATCATTAAAAGTGATAAAGACGGCAAGCTGTTCATTCAGTTTAATCGGGACATCATTGATGTTAATTATGATAGGCTTATCATCAAGTTCATCAAAGTTCTGAAGATGCCTAGTTATAAGAACTCCAACAAAGTTTACGTTTTGCCAATGATTAGGCTCTTGTCTAAAACTTTCCCTGAATTTGTTATGTACGGCGGATGGGGCTGTATCAATGCAGCTACGCAAAGCCGTAGCTTAATCTTCTTCAACAAAGGCGCCAATGGCGTTCTTCAGGATAATGTAACAGGCTCTAAAGAAACCGCAACATCATGGACTAAATTCTGTAACCTTTTCAAGAACCTTCCTTTCTCTTGCAAGGAAACGAAGTTTAATCCAGAGCCATTAGCGCAAGCTGAACGTTTATATGAAGTAGTTATACGTTATGAAATGTTCATTGAGAGCTTTAATCTCGCCAAAATCGTTGATTCTAGTACCGGAAAGGTGCGAATTTGGCTTAACCTGATTCCTGTTAATGCCCAAGCAGGCAATCTTATCGTGGCGGTATTTGACGAACATGGTGATATTCGCTTTAGCAATGACATGGGAACAGAAATTCCTGCTGGCAAAGTTGTTGAAATCCTTCTTGCCGCAGCAAACATTCGCTAAAAGGAGCTTATCAAAATGCTTTACAACAAGAACTTTGCAAACCACATATTCTGGCGTTTAACCAAGACGCCAGTTTTGCTAGTCAAAATGGACGCTAAAGAAAATGAAATTATCATTGGTTGTAATGAAGATGGCTATCAAGTCTTTTCACCATCAGCAGCAGCGCCAATTAACAAGTATTTCAAGAAAGTAAAGGAGCTTGTTAAGACGGAAAAACTGAACCAAAACAAGCCAGAAATCCACAAAGCACTGAAACTGGCTAAACAAATCGTGCCAAAATCAGATGGCAAGGTTTACCTTACCTTCTTCAATGACCAAGACTTTGTGGATATTCACTTTACCAACAAATCAGATAAATCTGGCGGGGTAGTTAAGATTGCAGTTTATGAAGACAATTTTCTTATTCGCTATAGTTACGAGGAACAGTATTCGTTCGTTGAAGTTAAAACTTACGAAGAAATCTTTTTCTACATTCAACTCGTAACCAAGAAGAAAGAGTTCGTTTCCTTTGATAAATTCGGAGCGCAGCTTGGCGTAGTTCTGGACGAGATGCCAGTTGGCACATTTACCATCACACCAAGAGCCTTCTATGCACAGCCTTATATTGCTACAACTGATGTAAAACAAACACTTGTCTCATTTGGGCAAGACAATAATGCTTTCGTTACTTCAAACATTTTTGACACTAGAATCCTGCCAGATAGCCAGCTTAACAATGCTTTTGTTGAATTAAGGGGCATCTTCAGAGAGCAAAACGAAAACAAAAATGTGTTCTTAAAAGTCATGCCGCTTCTTGAAACGCTAATTGACATGTACAAACACTTGATTGGTAAGGTTAAGGTTTACTTTTCTAAGCAAGAATACAACAAAAATGGCTTTGTTCAGGTAGTAATTTTCCCACTTGTTAATAGCGATATTGAAGCCTTTGTTCTAAAATGCAATGCTGATGGTATCACGGCTGTTACTAATGGCGAACTTCGCCAAGAACTATTCGATACGCATTTTTACCTTTACAAATCAGGAGTAAGAAATTGAACATTAAAGAATTACAGCTAATGATGGCACAAGACGCCAACATTGACGAAACAGAACTTTCCCATGAATCATTACGTACACCATCTCTTTATACCAAGTACGCAAACATTCGCTATGACCTTGAAATGCAGCTAGCTGAACTGTATGAAGAACAGAACAAAACCAAGTTAAGGCTTTCTGATTACTACTTAGGCAAAGCTGATGATGAAGTGTATAAGGAAAAGCCCAAGAAGATTAAAGTGCTTAAAACTGATGTTGATACTTACATCAAAGGTGATGATGAATACAACCAGCTTTTCAAGCGAGTAAGACAAGCTGAAGCCATCCTGAAACAAGTAGAAGATTTCCTGAAGCAAATTTCCTCAAGGGGCTTTTACATCAAGAACGCTATTGATTATCAGAAATTCCAGAACGGGGGATATTAAGTGGCCGAACAAAAAGATTTCGATATTATCAAAACCGATGACTGGACGCTAAAGCTGAAGTTTGACCTGAAAAACAAAAGGTTACTGAAATTCATTGACTTCCTTTACGAACACTACACTTATGAAGTGGAACAGAACAAGGAAATGAAAAGAAAGAAGTTTGGCTATGTTCCAGTAAAAAGAATGTTTCATAAACAGGGCTATAAAATGCCCTGTAAGCTTGTATGGGATTTGATAAAGCTGCTAAAAGCAAATGGCTTTACCTTTAACGTTGACTCGGAACTTGTCAAACATAACGATAAAGAATGGGTTGAAAACGCTTACAATAACTTCTTGAAAGATGATTTCAAAGGTCATTTCCAGCCACATCCCCATCAAGAAAAAGCCATTAAATCATTCCTTTATCGCAAGAACCTGTTCTGCACCATAGCCACATCAGGCGGAAAGTCATTTATCATTTATGCTTTAGCTGGCATTTTCTTGAGAGAACAACTGAAAGCAAAAAACAAAGACAAACCATTAAAGAAAGTCCTGATTATTACGGATTCTGTAACACTGGTTGAACAGCTAAAATCAGATTTCCTTTCTTACACCAAGAAAGAGAAGTTCTGGAAAGATAAAATCAAGGCTATTCACGGCAAGTCAAAAGATTCAAAGTATGATGAATCAGGGCTGATATTCATTTCAACCTATGCTTCCATGAAAGAAGAAGACGAATACTTCAAACAGTTTGACTGTGTAATCATTGACGAAGGGCATAAAGCAACAACGCCATCAATAACTGCAATCCTTGAGAAATGCTGGCGCTCCCAGTATATCTTTGGCATGACTGGTTCATTGCCTTCTAACAAAGAATCCCGTCTAAACACGTTGAAGCTGTTTTCTGATATTCTGCCTATCATCAAAGCTAAAGAACTTATTGAGAACGGGCAAGCAACGCCAGTTAATATTGAAATTGTTACATTGAAACATACATTTAGACCAACATTTGATGAATACGCCGACTTTCAGTCTTACTACGCTAATGACAAAAAGCGCCTAGAATTCGTAGCTAATGATTTAATCAGTAAACAAACAAACACCATTGCGCTTTTCATCAGAAGGGCATATGGCACGAAACTTTACGAAGAAATCAAACGACAAGTTAATGAAAAAGGTATGAACATTAACGTAGAATACGTTGATGGCGAAGTATCAGCGGATGAAAGAATCCGTATTAAAGACATGTTTGCTGATGGTGAAAACACCATTGTTGTTGCTTCTTATAAAACAATGGCAACTGGTGTAAACGCGCCAAATCTAAGAGTTCTAGCCCTAGCACAGCCCATGAAAGCTGAAGTTTCATTGATTCAGGCTTTAGGAAGAACGATAAGAAACTGTAAAGGCAAAGACAAAGCCTACATTCTGGATTACGTTGATTCTTACGGATGGGGCTATAGACATGGGCAGGAAAGAGTTAAACTCTATAAATCAGAAGGGCATAACTGGACAAGAAGGAGCGAAGTAATTTGAACGTAAAGAACACCATTTTTAGCGTACTATCTGGCTATCAACAAGAAGAAAATGGCACATTGACGATTGGTTCTAAAATCATTAAGCGCATCGTCCCCATCACACAAAACGCCTTCTACGTTTGCGTTGATAGAGATGAAATCAACTTCAGGAAACTCAAAGACGCTGATACTTTAGTGCTTGATTTCTTACCAGATTTTGATATTATCCGAGAAGATTTCAAAGTGCTTTATAAGGGCTATAAATTTGTGTATGAAGCCAATGAGCTTTGGTTGCATTACCAAGTAGCTGTTAGCCTTACTGAAGAAGTGATAGAGCAGGAACAGGAAAACGAATAACTGATTAAATGAGAAAGCTGGCTTAATCGCCAGCTTCATTTTTATTGGGCATGCTTCTAGCAAGCGCTTTCTGGATGGCTTCATCTTCCGCCTCTTTATCCACACCTTCGCCGCTATTTACATTCTCATCACGCCACATTGAATAAGACCTGCCCCTGCCATAGTAATCGTCATCATCATAACGCCCTTTGTTATTGGCGTACTTAAGGCTTATCCATTTACTTACAGCAGAGTTGCCGCCAATAACGCCTAAAAAGAACAACCAAAGTTCAGGCAAGTATTCTGGCGGATGCTCAGAAAAGTTAATCTTTATAAATGAAATCGTGCCCACCAAGTATGCTATATTGCTCCAGAACTTAGTATGGCTGATTTTCCCGCTTCCATGCGATTCAAACATTTCCGACAAGTCTAAACCATGAATAGCTTTCAGTAGAATGAAAGCAAGAATGACGGTAAGCCCTACTGAAAAGGCTTTATCAAGGGTTAGATTGGCAAGGAATGAAAGAAAAGCATCCATACAGATTTTACTTTAAGTGGTTGTTTTATTGGATTATTTGTTGAAAGCCATGTTTACAGAACTTAAAGGAATGTAAGTGAAAGAGTAAGTGTGGCTGTTATAATGCACCCTGTAAAGCAAACAAACGGAGCTACTTATGAATAATGAAGTAACAGGCAAAGCCCAGTTACAAAGGGGCTATTACAATAACGACGGGCGCGCTGTAGTCATTCCAATCCTTCCTAATGAAACCTACAAAGAGCTAAGTGGCAGAACGGATAGGCTAGTTGATAATACGCATTGGTTCTTCGCTGCATATCCTTCATTCCGTGCAAAGAATAAACCTAGAGAAGAATGGCAAATCATTCAGATGGTAATGAAGGTTCTTTATAATCTGGCTGAAGAATACGTTGATAACATTAGAGGATACAGGTCAATCAAGGATTACAAAGAAGCCGATAGATGGCGTGAGAAATTGAATAAACTTGGCTTTGTTTATGATGTTGTGGAAGATGATTGGTACAAGCCCTAAAATGCCCCTAGAATCCCCTGAATGGCTTTCTAAGGCGTTAAAACTCATACCCAGTAGGTTACCCTTCGGATTTTAGAGTGGATTTATTAAAAACTAACAATTTCAATAAAATCAATAACTTACTTATATTAGCAAGTTCTAATATAAGAGCGTAAAACGCGATTTAGAAGCCCTGTTTTAAGAACAGAAAAGCCCTCTTGAATGAGGGCTTTAATGTGTAAGACGAAACAGTAACGGGTATTAAGGAAATGAGGGAAATGTGGCGAATAAGTCCTAGGGAAAAGTATATAATAATGGCTCAACCAAGCCATTCTTCACTGTAAGACGCAACAGTAGTTCTTTCTAAAAACTTCCAAATAAGTCTGAAAACGCCCGAAAAACTTTTAAAAATTTTGAAAAATTCCGAAAAAACCTGAAAAAATTCAAAAACACGTGCTTCAGGGGTGTCGCCTCCTCCCACGCCTCATTCCTACCTTAGTTTTCCTATTGAGAACCCTTCCCATTCCCTCTTGAGAATGGGATTGATAGTCATTCTCATATACCTGAAACCTATCTGATAACGATTCGCAAGTAGCATGGATAGCTTGCAAACGTTAAGGTTTCAGGTGGTGAATGTAACGAAGTGAAACATTCACTAGAAAACTAAGTAACCCTATTGTTATAGAACCGCTATTATACTTGTCTTATAAATTGTCGGCTTGCTGCTATCGCCATAAGCTAAAATCGCCGATTGGATACAGTAACGAATATAGCCTAATTGATAAACACAGGGCGGGCAAAAATGCAAGTGCAATATGTATCCGCGTTATGGGGCGCATTGTAGGCGAGGCTAAAAATTGCGATGGTTAAAAATCAGAAATGCAAGCCCTTTTGATTAACATATAGTTAATGGCAATTTTCTCGAATCCGTGTTATATGGCATGCGGAATGCCATTAAAACGGCAATCACAAAAGTGGCAAAATGTAAATTACAAAACGTTAATTGACAACGCTGTTAAATTGTGGCTGATAGTTTGCCGCCAATCATAGACCGCGCTGAAAAACAAGTATTGACAAACGCCAGAAAACATGCAAAGCGGCAAACATCGCAAACACAAAACCCGGAACAAGGCAAGTATTGTCAAACAGCAAAAGCTATGTTATAGGCGTGGTGATTGGCAAAACCGAAAACACAAAACAGTTATTGACAAACATCGGTAAATGCTGTAGTCGCGCATTTGACCTTATATATAGGCGCTATGGAGCAATGCGGCATCTTGTAAAATCAAAGACTTACAAGAAAGTCTGCGGATAGCAAAACTAAAAACTCAATAAAAACAAAGACAAACTAAAAAAGAAGAAAAGAATGCGAAAAAGCGCTTGCGTTGTTCGGCGAATACGCTATAATGCGCCATAACAAACAGGAAACAGGTTATCGCCTAGCATTCCGCGAAAGGATAACCAACAAAGAGAGAGAGAGAGTATAAAATGGCAAAAGTAGTATTTCCAATCAATAGCGCTTCTGATTTAAAAGCCGCTTTTCTTGAATATAATCGCGACCAATATCCTTTTGGCGTTTATGAAGGGTTAATAGATTTTTTCGATAGCTGTTACACTGATGATGAACCTTTCCAATTGGACGTCATTGGCTTATGCTGCGATATTCAGCAAATATACGAAGACGATTTAGAAGACGATGCCATTGACGAAGACGATTATGACGAAGATGGAAACGCCGATGAAGATGCCGTAATCGCCGCTTTGGAAGAAAAAGCAAGTGAAGAAGGCTGTTTTCTTTGGGCGGGCTTTGAAGATGGAAAACCGACCGCTTATTACATTTAATAAGCTACCAATAAACATTATTCCGGCGGCGTAAACCGCGCCGCCACAAACAAAAACCGGATAGAACCATGAAAAAGATTCTGAACCTTACACAGCATAAAGCTAAAGGTTTTAAGGTATTGTATTCCTTTACACAGCGCGAATCGGTAGAAACTACGGATGAAAACGGCAACGTTGTGAAAACCGCAGTTTTCCGCCACGTTGGTTTCATTGAAGTATAAAAGAATTTAGCAAAATTCCAGAAATTTCCTTTAATTTTTTCTGGAATTTTGCAAAGAATAATCAAACATAAAAGAGAGTTAAAAATGAGTAAGAAATATTATAAATGGCTAGAATTCGGCAACAAAAACAAACGAAGCGCGCATGTTGAAATAGAAAGAGGCGAAATTACGATAGGCGCGGGCTGGAATTATCGCGAGGAAGACTACCATACATACACTTTAACGAAAGATGAAGCGCGCAATTTATACGAATCTTTGAAAGACTATTTTGAAGGAGCAAAGTAATGGAAAAGATACAAACAGCCGTTTTATTCAGTACCTTAGCGGCATTCTGTTTGCTTATTGGTTATTCATTGGGCATGGTTAATTGGTAACAATTTCAGGTTATTGGGAGCAATGAAATGGGAAAGATAAATTATGCATATAATTTAGAAAATAGTCTGCGCCTAGCTTTAAGTAAAAAGGAAAAAACAGCAAAATGTTTAATATATGCGGCAATGGCTGTTAGGTTCGACGCCGATACAAAATGCGATGGTGAAACCTTTGTTTCGGCACAACGAAAAGATACCGTTAATATATGGGTTAAGAAGGAAAGCCTTAAAATTTCCTTCAATAGGAATTTTGGCTATGAATTTACATACGATGAATCAAAGGATTCGTTTAAGGTTTCATCATTTGTTAATCCATATTCCGGTCTAGGCGCGGAATTGGCGACTATTGAAGTGAAGCCATTTCATGAAGAAATGCAAAATGAAATAGACAGCGATGTTTATTTACCGCGCTATATTAAAGCGATTATTAAGACCGCTTTAATGCCTGCCGATTGTTATGACGATGATGAAGACGAATAAATCCTTTTAGAAATAGGCGCTTATTAAATTTTTCGAGAAAAGGCTTTACAAAACTAGAAAGATTTACTAAAATGCGCACATGGAAACAAGCAAAGAAGCGCTTTCCCTGAAATAAATCAGCTTTTCGCCTTTGTAAACAAAACCTAAAGAGATAAAATCATGAATATCATGCCTTTACCTGTTAAAACTGAAATAGCTGTTTCCTTCAAACATACCTTCCGCTATGATAGCCAATTAGCCAAAGACTTCCGTGAAGATTTTGAAGACGACGTACCGTTTACCGTTTTGCATTATGGCTATGGCGGTATCAGGGAAATGGTAATTTTCGCCAACGAAGAAGCAAAACACGAAAGGCACTATACTGATGAACAAATGGATTACTTTGCGAAAAATCCGCTTGCGCTGATTGAAGAATGGGGGGCGATATGATGGATACACGCATGATTTTTCGGAAGAAATAGTTTTCCGTAAATTAAACGACAGAGATTATATTGTTAATTGTGTTTCCTACGTTGATAAACATGGATTAAATGGTGAATTTACACGGGAAAAGTATGATGAATGCAAGCGAAAAATTGCTATCATGCTCGCAGATTTATCAAAGATAACAGCGGCGAATTATACAAGAATGGCATACAACGACGAAACTATTACCGATGAATTAGAAGGATTTACCGCTTTTGGTTTCAAAAAAGGGCATAACGTTAAAGTCTATTTCTATGATTATTCGGCGCGTAAAACCTTTGACTATATCAACGCTGAATATATCCGTAACATTTTTTACAATAAACCGTTTTCCGGCTGTTTCGATATGGTATTAAGCGATGAAATAGAATGGAGCGCATTTCTTATGGATTATATCGACGATTGCTATTTAGAATGGAATAGTAACGTAAAAGAAGATATTATTGCAAAAATCTGTAAGGATATTGCCGAAGATAGCACCGAAAAATTGCTGTATTCAGAATCCGACCGCGTACAATTAGCTAATTTAGCGCGTAAATGGCTAGAAGAAAATTTAGGTGAAACACTTGATACCGAATAAGTATCCTGATAAACTACACAAACTGAAACATCGGCAAGCGCTTTTCACGGTATAAACCGCTTTTCGCTTGTGCAAAACCTAAGGAAAAACCATGAAAACCTTACCTTACAAAACCGACGTTGCCGTTACTTTCGACCAATCTTTCCGCTATGATAATGATTTAGCGAGGATTTATTATGATGAATTTATGAGCGAAACGCCTATGATTAAAATTTATAATAGCAGACGCGATTTAACAGCATTAGTCATTTTCGCCAATGAAGATGCGCAATATGAAAAACATTATAATGATTATCAGATTGCGGAATTTAAGAAAAATCCGTATAAATTGATTGAAGAATGGCTTAGATATGATGCTTATGAAAATTGCTTTTCAGCGGGCGAAGTAATAGATTATAAAACGAATAAATATTCTATAGCGGATTGTGTTACATTCGTTTCGGAAAATGGAATAGATGAAGACGAATACACAAAAGAAGAATACGAAGAATGCAAAGAAGAAATAGAATTGATGTTATCTGACCTCGCCAATGTAAAAGCGAAAGATTACGTTAATATGCTGACGGGTGAATACAATCTTATCAATGAATTAAATGGATTTCGCGCTATTGGTTATAGTCAAGGCGATATAATTGATGTTTTGTTTTACAACGAAGAAGCACAAAAAGAATTTTCTTTCATAAATTCTAAGTATGTAGAACATATTTTCTATGATTCACCCATTTCCGGAACATTTGAAATGGAAATAGGTGGCGAAGTAAATTGGGAAATTCATGTTAGTGAATGTATTGATGATGAATATCTTTATTGGGATAAAGACATTAAAGAATCCGTGATTAACAAAATCTGCGCGGCTATTGTGAATGATGAAAGAAACCTGCCATATTCACAAAATGAACGTGAATTATTAGCGGAAAAGGCGAGAGAATGGCTTGATGAAAATGTTAAAGAAAGCCTTAAATATGAATATTAAATGGAGCAATAAAATGACGTTTCAACAATATGGCAAAGGAAACAACGTAACAAGATTTTCCAGCCGCAAACAGGTTAAGAAATGGGAGCGCAAATGCGAAGAACAAGAAAAAGAGCGCCAGACAAAGCGCCTTCAATATTGAAGTTTCAGCTTGTACAATATTCCCTTTTAACGATTATCTTTTACGCTTTCTTGTTCGCTATCTTGATAAACGTTAAAACTTTAATAGAAATAAGCGCTTATTAAATTTTTTGAAAATCCGCTTTACAAACTCTCAAAAATTGCTATAATGCGCACATTGAAACAACGCAAACGTCTTTTCACGGCTTCCGCTTTTACGTTTGCAAAATCCTTAAAAGGTAAAACCATGAATACTTCAAAAGAAAACGTACTCTTTACAATCCGCTTGCCTGATATTACTGGCTATGCCCGCGCTGAATCCATAGCAGCGTTTGCGATAGATACACAAAATGATTACGCATGGCAGATTGCTCATGAAGGTATAGCAAATGGCGCTGCTATTCCAGAAAATGTACAAAATGCGCTGGACGAATATCAAGCGCAAAATGAAGATTTTGACTGGTCAAAATACGCTTACGCTTTGCGCAAGATGTTTGCAAGTGATTTTTTATACGCGATGTTAGAATACAAAAATTATTATTCAAACAACGAAACAAAAGAAAGAGTATTTCCAGAATGGCGCGCTTGCGAAGACTGGATATACATTGATATCCCTGAAAGTGCAAAGCCTTATCTTCATCATTGGCTCATTGCCGCGATGGAAGAGGAAAGCGATGTTATCAGCGAGTTAGCAATGCTATTCTTCGTAGCGGATAATCCATGCTACTTGTTGCCAGAAACGCCGGAAGAATTGGCGGATTATCTGGAATTAGAAAAAGAGCCTTTCCCTGATTGTTCAGAAAATAGCGCGCCTAATTTACATTATGATTACTTTGAAGAAAGTACTATTCGCTGGATTGAGGGCGCTGTAGACTATGATTTAATCGAACAATGCAATGCTAATAAGGCGGCGCTGTTTGAATTATACGACGTTTTAGTTAAAGCCAAAGAAGAAAGCCTTTAATTAAATTTCAAACAATGAAACAAGGCAAGCGCCTTTTCACGGATTACCGCCGTTTTTACGCTTGCCACAAACTAAACCCTTAAAGGTGAAAAAATGAGTACTTACGCAATCGTTATTATCAAACAAAACGGCAAATATATGATGCAATTGGGAACATTTGCCGTCATGCCTATCGACGGACGTTACGGTTTTAACCGCCAATACGAAGAAGGCACAAAACTGGCGGAAAGAGAAAAGAAACTATGCGACAACGTAGTCGGCTTTGTAATATATCGCGGTCATTTGCGTGATATGCCAGATTTTGACAACCTAAAAGAAAATGAATTTTACAAAATCTGGGAGGATGAATAATGAATAAGAAACCTGAATTTAACGCTTCCGCATTTGTTAAAGCTGAAACTGAAGCTGATACTATTACGCTTTACGGTATCAATATAGAAGTTGATTACGGTGTTACGGAGCATTATGAATACTGCGCTTTGGAAAATGTAGAAAAGGACTTAACAAATTCTTTTGAAGACGTTTATTGGGCGGATTTATATTTCCATGAAAACAAGCCTTATTTCAATGGCAAAAGATGGGTAAGTGATAGCAAAATTTATATTGGAAGTTTACTTTTTAGAAGTGAAGCACCTGATATAGAACATTCCCTTTTCAATTTAATTGAAGAGGAGTACATATAAATGAAAAAGCTAATTATCAACGGCGAAGCTGTAAACTACATTCAGCCTCATAAATCCCAAAACATCGCGCAAGCCTTACAAGCCAATATTCCAGACTTAGAAACATTCCCTAAATCATGGCTAAATTTTCATAAAACAAGCGATTCAAAAATGTGGCGCGAAAATCTGAAAACCATGATTGAGGAATACGCCAAAGAAAAAGGACAAAAAGTCTATGTTAAGTTTTCGGCTATTCATTCTAATGGTGCTTATTCAATAGACGCGGTTTTCTTTGTACCAGATGCAATAGCGTTGAATCTGGAAACACAAGCGGCGCTATTTAAGGCGCTTGTTAATAAAGGAAAACGCAAAGCCACAATTAACCGCTATGTAAAACAATTCAGCGCTAAAACCTATCAGGACGCTAAACATACCACTAAATTTAACGCCACGATTGCAAGCCTTGAAAGTCTTAGACTTGCTAACCTTGTTTAATCCAAAAGGAGTAAAATTATGGTAAAGAGAAAAATTAAAGTAACCGGCTCAAGTGAAGTTTATTGTTGGCTTTCTAATAATGCGTACTCATACTACAATGATAAATCGTTAGACTTTGTGGAGTTTTTATTTAAAGGCGTAGGCGTAGAAAATCTTTCTACTTTTATTCCAGAAACGGAATTTATGAAGAAAGACGCAATCAAACGCTATCTTACAAAATATCCGCATGTAATGTTTGAAGCGCTGGATGAACAACACAAAAGAGGGATTGAAGAGGGCAAAGGCTATATTACTGTAATAGCTGGTGTTTGCTTTATTTATCATAATCCTGAACAAGCTCAAATGCTCAAAGAGAAAATTGTTGTTGATAGCCTTTGGCTTGCGGTTTCTAAACTTGTTATTAACGACGCTTTTGCGCGCCCTATTGATAGCTTTAACGACCAGCCTTTAATGATTGTGCTTCCTTATATCAATAGCGAAAAAACATTGTTTGAAGTAATGTATTCTTACTTTAATCGCCGCAAAGAGTTTGAAGGCGTATATCCTGAATATTCTTCAAACTCTAATAATTGAAAATCAGGTTAGACTTAAGAAAGAAGCTGGAATTGTTGGCATTGAAAAGGCAATTCAAAACGGATTTAAGATTGAAGAAGCAAGCGAACTTACTAAACGTCTGATTACAGAACAACGGTTGATTAACGCTTTGCGCAGTAACGCTAAGTACCTTGTTTGATAAGCTAGCCTAATATCTTCTTACAAAGCGCCTTTAACAGGGCGCTTTCTTTATTTCTTTAATGAAAACAACAAAGAAGCAAAAATTTTGAAAAGCGGAAGAGAAAGGCTGGTGTAATAGCTAGCCTTTCAAAAAGAAACCAAAAAGAGAAAACAAACCATGAAAGAAACTAGAAAATATCGCCACAGCATCCAGCTAGAAACCGACTTTATTTCTGTAGCTATATTGCGAAGCTCAAAGAAGAAATGCAACAAAGAAGGAAAAACTTTTTACTATTATGATGTTACAGATTTTCCCAAAAACAAGAAAGGCTACATTTTAATTAACGAAAGCCGTAATGAAAAGAGTATTAAACAAGCCTTTGCGCGCATCCATAGAAAGATGATGGAGCGGCACAATTTAAGGCTTATCGGTGAAAGCCTAGTACATTAAAGAACCGGGAAAGAAGGGCGCTAACCACAGCGCCTTTTCTTTTATCCCTTCATTCTCTTAAGTGTTTGATTTTACTCAATAATAACGGCTTCACCAAACGCCTTCTAAGGCGTTAAAACGTCCTGCCCGCGCCCTTCCTATTCCCTGCCCTGTTTTAAGCGCTTAGAAAGCCATTCAGGAAGCCAGTTTCCAGAGCCTGCATTTCTAGCTTTCTAAGCGCTTAAAACAATATTGCGCCGATTTAACCAACGCTAAAAATTAGGCGGCATATAATGTGCGCAACGAAAAGGAAAAGCCATAACACGGAATACAATAAAATGCAAGAGCCGCAATATTGTGGCGAAAGCATGAGAAAGTAAACCGTAGAAGGTTTTAACTATTCAGATGCGTATTAGCTGACGCGCGGTTAATACATAACACTTAACCATTAGCCTTTGCCTGTTATCATTGACGCTTGCTAGACGATAACAAGTAAAGAGAAAAGAAGAAGAAAGTGGGAACAGGATACAAAGAACAAGAACAAAATCCTGTTACTACAAAGCAAAAAGGAAAGCCACGAAGAACAAGAATAAAGGCTTTCCCTCGAATGAAGAAAGGTTTTGATAAATGTTATCAATACCATTCCAAAGCAAATGATAATTGCTATCACTTCCATGAAAATGATAAATTTTATCATTCTCTTGAAATTGATAACTGTTATCAATACCATGAAAATGATAAATGATATAGTTTGAGAATCTGCTAGGGGAAGCGCTAGGAGAACTGCTATGCGGCATGGCATTCCAATTTTTCTTCGGAAGAATTCGGAAATTTTCAGAATTTTTCAGTCATTTTCATGATTTTTCAAATTTTCTTAACAAAATTAAGGAGTTATTTCAAAATGTTAAACCTGCACGCGGTTGCCAATATTGATTTCCATGGCTACATCATTCCTGTTCCCACAGTTTACCTGCAATGGGCTAAATGGGCAGCTTTGAATAATGAAGGCTTTGTACGTATCTTTAATCGGAAGCCAGAACTTGTAGATGGCGATTGGAAACTGGTTAATGTTCCTGATGGCGCAGCTAAAGAAATGGCTAGCATTGCCATCCTGAACATTCAAGAAGACAAAGTCAATGAATGGTATGAGGAAAGCCTTGTTGAAATCGTTTTCCCTACTCTTGTAAGCCGTTTGCCTGAAAGAATCACTATTGACCAGATTACCGACGAAATCAAAACAATGAAGCCTTCTGTGTTTTCATGTTTTGTTGCTGCTACCGCAACAGAAATTCTTGAATATGAAGATTTCACTATCGAAAAAGTGGTCAATTATGGCAATGAAACTTACTACACGTTTGGCAATATTGGCAAAACCCAGTTTGAAATTTGCTTCTTCAGTGAAATCAATAGAATGATTTACAGATTAGGATTTTACACGCTTCTGGTGGATACTGATAAGGGGATTGTGACTGAACAAATGCCAGTTACTTTTGATGATGGCAGCGTTGATGTTGAATACTTGCAATCATCCCATAACTCATTTGATGATATTATTAAATTCTCTAAGCTGCTTGGCAAGTTCATGATGTTACACTATGAAAATGTCACAGCATGATTAACTGAATAAAAGGAGAAACTGCCCTTATGCCATTACCTAACACTGGAAATGAAAGACAAGAAATTCTTGATTTGAAGTATGAAATCATTGAACTTCGGAAAGAAATTGCTATCAAAGATGAAACCATTGAGGCTTTGGAAGAAGAACTTGAAAAGCAAGATTCTTATATTCAAACCTTGGAAGATGAAGTTGACGAAGCCAATCAAAACGTAACAGAACAAGAAATTGAAATTCGGGAAGTGAGCGCCAAACTTCATGATGCTAAAGCGTTGGCCAAAGAAAAAGAGAAAGAACGCGAACTTGAACTGCTTGAACTTCAGAATGCCATTGATGAACTTCAAGATAAACTTCAGGAAGCCAATGATGATTATGTTAATCTTTTAGAAGTTCATACCGATTTAATTGGCAGATTTGATAACGAAAAGGAGGATTGAAATGTACCTAAACGAAGACTACAACGAACCTTTAACCAGCCATTCCATCCAAGAGGCTTTGGTCAATCTTAAAACCAAAGCTAAGATGATTAACCCGAATAAATCATTCTTCAATTCCTTTATTAAAACTGTTTTCCGGGATAACTTTGAAGGCGTTGATATGCAGAATGTAGATATTGGCTGGGTTGTTGATGAACAGGATGCTTTGCTTACTGTTGATGACAGCTACTTCTATGATTCCTACATGCGCATTATTCTTCGTAATGATGATGTTATCTTTGTAAATGGCTTTATGACAGTAGTTGCAAACGCTGATGGTTTGCTGTTTTATCCATGTTGGGATGGCGCGGCTAACAAGCCCCTTGGCATTATGGAAAAGAAACTGCCATGGTCAAAACAAACTGTTGAGATTCATGAGTTCTGTAACGCGGTTAAGGATTTCTATAGGGCTTGGAGGAACGTGTAATGCAAGTTGTTAAACGCTTTAAGCCTAACAGCACCGAAACTGTTAAAACCAAATACGGTGAATTTGAAGTTCCCTATTCATTCATTTGTGATGAACCTGTTCATGTGGCTTTAGAGCCATATGGTGAACTTTCCAAATACGAGTTTGCTGTTGTTTTAATGACTGGTTTTGAACATGAGTTTACAGGTTATTGGTGTCCTGAATTTAACAGAATGACTGTAGCCATTGTTAAGTTTAGCGAACAAGAAATTGGTGGTGCGCCAGAAAGCGAAGAATGGTTTGATTTCATCTATTGCTCACTTCGTGATGTTTCGCCAGATTGAACTTTTGAAAAGGAGCTTATAATGAAACTTATTGGAGTTACCAATACATTGGAAACTGTATCCATTAAAACTAAGTACGGGAGTTTTGTAATTCCCGAAATATTCATTAGCAATTACCCCGTTTACGTTGCCTTAGAACCATATGGGAATCCTGCTGATTATGAATTTTCCGTTGTCTTGTTAGTTGGCGATAGCCGCGAATATACTTTTGGTTTGGGCTGGATAGCAGAACATGATAGTTTGGTAGTTGCTATTGTTCGCTTTACAAAAGAAGAAATTGGCCGTGAACCAAAGAGCCCAGACTGGTATAAGTTCATCACTAATTCGCTTTGTGATGTAACACCTGTTGAATTTTGAAGGAGGATATTTTAATGGAAATTATTAAACTCATTAACACAACTGAAACCGTAACTGTTGAAACTAAGTATGGGAATTTTGTAGTTCCCTATGATTTCATTTGTGATGACCCTGTTTATGTTGCCCTAGAGCCATATGGCAAATATTCAGATGTAGATTCAGATTATGATTTTTCTGTCATGCTGCTAACTGGCGATGACCATGAATATGATACCGTGTGGCTATCAGATTATGATGACTTGGAAGTTGCTGTTATTCGGCTTACTAAAGAAGAAGTTGGCGGTGAACCGGATAGCAAAGAATATCATGATTTTATTATCAACTCACTTTGCAAAGTAACGCCCCGCCGCAACACTAATTAAACTTCAATTAACCAATAAGAAAGCCGCCATATTTCAGGCGGCTTCTTTTATTCCCTTAGTTTTTAAGCATCACGGGCATCAGTGTAGGCTTTCAGGATTTCGGTGCTGTCGGTTTCACTGATTTCAGTAGCCTTGCTAACCAGTTCTTCAATTTTGTTAGAAGAATAGGTTTTATCAGCGGATTTAGCGTCATCAGCAATTTGAGCACCGCCAGTACTACTTGCCGCTTTAGCTTTGCCAAGCACAAAGTTGATAGCAGCTACTACAGAAGTATTAGCGCCACCGTCTTTGATGTCTTGTTCAAGGGTGTCCAGTTTGCCAGTAGTATCTTTAAGGCTTTTAATGTCAGCGCCAAAGGCTTGACCAAGTTTTTTAAGGGTGTCTTTCAATGTTGCCATAGTTTTGATTTTCCTTATCAAATGTTGTTAGGAAGCAGCTTGTTTGTAGGCGTTGAGAATTTCTTCAGCGTCTAAATCAGTGAGGAGTGGCGCGCTTCCGTTTCCACCACCCCCAACTTTCAGGCTTTCCAGCCATTCGGTCTCGCTTCCGGTAAAGCCATGTTCCCTAGCAATTTCATATGCTGATTTGCCCGGAACACTACCTTGACCATAAGCCATTCTTACGAGATATTCTTTGTTTGTTGGTGCATTTAAGTAACTCATTGTTTCTTTTCCCTTCCCTTAGATGCTACTTAAAGAGCCAGACCATATTGTCTTTATAAGTAGAATCTTTATTGAATGTTGTCTCAATAGTTTTGTATTTGTAGCCTTAAAAGTTTTGATAATTGCCAATCTTTTCAGTAGTTACATATTCAAGATATTCAATGATTTCGGACTTGTCTGATGAGAACAGAATGAAAGGCTTATCAACAAAGCTCATCATTTTCAGGAAATCAACTAAACCAAACTGCCCTTTGTAACGATGCTGTTGTGTGTTTACATAAGGCGGGTCTAGCAGCAGAAGGCATTTCTCTTTGCCTGAATACTGTGGCATGAGTTCTTGGTAAGATGAATGTGTAATTTCCAAACCAACCAAGTAATCATCAGCAGTTTCATAGTTTCTGGAAGATATTCTTTTCCAGAAATCGGGATAATAATAAAAGCCTTCTAAATCAGTAGTCTTTCTTCCCGCAAACAAGAACCAGTTATTAATGCAAACAATGTCTTTATAACCATCAAAGTTCTTAACAATGTCTATTACTTTTGCTCTTTCATCTTCTGATAATCTGGTATCTTTCTTACGGGTTGTTACAACCTCAAAAAGCATTTCCCTTAAACGGTTTGTATCAGCAATTCCTTTAAGCCTTTCTGCATAGCCATCAAAATCATTGTAGATAACCTTAGCTTTAGGCTTTATTCTTTTAGCAGTATGGGCTAATAGTCCAGAACCGCCAAACACATCAATAATAGTCCAGCCTTCGCCATCGCCTTCTATGTTCTTTTCTAATACTTCAATGAAGTGCTTTTGGAAGTTTTTCTTTTGTCCTATAAAAGGCAATGGTTCTTTCTTGTAAAGACGTTTACTCATGGAGTAACATCCATTTCAATTTCAATATTGCCCTTTACAACTGTTTTGTAAAGCCCTGCTGTATCAACTATTTGAATGTCATAAAGGGCTGTACTGAACTTCCAGTCTTTAGTTAATTCATGAGCGAAAAGAACAGCGATTTGGTTTCCACGAACATCAATACCAGCACCTTCTTTAAGGAGATACGCATCATTGCCTTTTGCTTTGACAAGCATGGTTACTGTGTATGAAGAAAGGTCAACAGGCTGGTTGGTGGAATCCAGAATAGTAAACGTAACAGCGGTATCATCACCACGATAAATTGAAATGTCTTGTTCAAGCATGTTGGATGGTTTCCTTTATAAGGCTTTTAATATTTCCTATTTTTAATTGAACGTTTTAGCAAGGTTTTGTAAGATTGAACCATCTGGAAACCAACAAAAAGGAGCTAAAACTATGAAAACAATCTACAAGGTCAATGATGCTGAAGTACACATCAGGCATTTCTACAAGTTCATTGAAGGCGTTAATGAAATGCCATTTGAAATTGTTAAGAAAGAAATCAATGAACAATTTGTTCTTAAGTTCTTGGAAATGGGTGTAAGTAAAGCTGATAAAATTGTTGTTGAAATTTATAGGCAGTCTTGCATTGATGTAACTTACTTCAATAGCAATAAAAACGTTTTGTTCTCTATCGATACATCAGATGGCGAGTTCTACATTGTTGATATGAACTGTGTTAATCACAATCGCGCTGATATTCAGGTGTTACATAAAGCCCTTAATGAACTGGCTGCTTCTAATCCTGATAACGCCACCTTGAAGCAGGATGAGTTAGACGCCCGTAAAATCAATGCTGCCCTTAATCTGTTCAAAAAGTTCAATGTCATTACGATTGAATATCAGAAAGGCGGGAATGATGTCGTTCATTTGGAATTTGAATATACGCCATCATTCGCTGAAGCTGTAGAGATGGGAATGAAGACGCAAAAGCATGATGTTATGCTGGTTGGCTATGGATTCTTTGTTGAAGAATTTAAACAATCACATCCCGATAGCGTCTTGCAAGAAGCCAACAAATGAACAGAAGCCCTCATAAGCTCTTGGCAACAGTTCTGTCTGTAGTATCAGAATCAAGCCAATAATCATGAGGGCTGTTAGGATAAAGAAGAAGCCAGTGTAGCCATCATTCTTCTTTCTGAACTTAGCGCGTTCATCAAGTAGCATTAACAGCCACCACGAAACATACGTAACGGCTATCCAGAGTATAGTAAAGCAGATTGGCGGCATCTCTATATCCTCAATTATTCTTATCATTAAATTTTATTTAACAAAAGGAGCATCTCAAAATGACTACAGAACATGACAATGTAAACAATCCTGCCCATTATGCCAAGCACGCTATTGAGTGCATTGACATTATGGAATCATTCAGCTATCCAAATCTTGCTAATGCGTTTAAGTACGTTTGGCGGGCTGGTCATAAGAACAACGCTGAAGAAGACATCAACAAAGCCAAGTATTATATTCGTAGGCACTACGCATGGCTGAATGATGGTTTTGATGCTTCTTCTAATCCTGTTATCCGGGATTTGCAGCTTAAACTTCTTAGCGTAGTGAAAGGAACAATGGAAGAAGAACGTTACAGCGCTTTGGAAGAAATCATAAACGCTAATCATGGCTTTTCATCAGAAAGGGCTTGCCTTGTTGACTGTACGATTCTGCTGGGAATACTTACTAAAAATTAACTTGCCACTACGGTTATCTTTGAATATAATCCGCCCCGTCATTTTTATTCCTCATAAATTTAAAGCCCTCATTCCAGAGGGCTTCTTTTTGCTTGTTTACTTGGCTACTTAATCGTTGAGAACCATAATCCTTTGCCAAACATTTCATCCAGCTTGGCTGTTTCTTCTGGTGTTGGCTTATGCGTAGTAATGATTTGTAAACGCCCTTCACCATTTGCCAGTATCAGGTTCTTCTTCCTGTCCTTGCCATCAAGCCATTCTTCTTTGTACTCATTATCCTTGAAAACAACCTTACCGATTTCCTTGAGTTCGCCGTTTGCATCAAGCCCATAGGCTTTGTAGATTTCATCTAAAACGATTGCTTGTTTTTCACGGAAGTTCAGCTTTTTGGTTTTGCCACTATTGTCAACATAAGCATTCAGAACAGTTACCGTTTGCTGTCTTTTCTCATTGAAAACATACTTGATTTCATCAATATCAAGGTCATTTGGGAATACATCAACTGTGTAGGAATCTTTCTGTAGATAAATGAAAGTGTCAAGAAGATGATTCTGGGATTGCCAGTAAACAATGTCCTTGTACTTATTACCAAGAACTTTTCTAAGCTCTGGAACAAGGAATAAACGGTTTCTAAGCGTTTCTTTAATTGACCATTTACCCACTTTATTCGGGTCATCCCTATCTTCATTCTGATTAGGCTGAATGTTTGGCTTGGTTGTATCTGGCGGGGTTGGCTTCAATGAATCCTGCCCATCAGAATCAACATCAGGCTTTTTATCATTCTTGGATTTGTACTTATACTTGTAGAAAGCAGAACGCAGTTCTTTGTTGTAATCCACTTCATAGCCAGCTAAATTGAACTGTGCATAACGAATGTAGCCAACGGGATGGCTCATGATGTCAACTGCTTTATCGTAAATGTATCTAGGAATTGAAGCATCAATTTTGTATGAGAACTGCTGGTAGTACAGGGAATCTGTAAGGTATGAAGTGTTTGAAAGAAAGCCCATGTAATCAAAGTACACGTTGTTTGTATCATTGATTACAACGAGTTCATAGTCAATTTTAATCTCATCGCCAGTTTTCGTTTTAACCCAGAATCTTAAATCACGTTGGGCTTGTTCCAAAGTATCCATAGCGTAGTTATAGAAGTAATCCAGTGATTGAACCCCGCCAATTTCTACGCTTTTGGCTTTTACTTTAGCGTCTTTGCCTGTTCTTGTAGCAACATCAATACGTGGCAGTTTGGAAAAGCCCCTGCCTTTGCTTCTTACTTCAATTTTGAGAATAGCGCCATTTGGGTCAACTTCGGTTACTTCAGCGTAGAAGCCGCCACCAGTTCTTTCTGGATTGGATTCTGTGAAAACGTAATCGCCAACTTTGTAATCTCTTCCAGCACTAATGATTTCAACTTCATTGATGCCGCCAGTAGTAACGGATTTCACCATTACAGAACCCTGATTGATGCCACCTTTCACGCCTATGGAATCGCCCACTGAAAAGCCGTGCCCCTTTTCTTTGATAATGAATTTGATTAAAGGGCAGTTCACAACAAGTTCATCTAAAAGCCCATCATTATCTTTCAAACGCATTTGTTCGGATGGCACGAATTTGTTGGTGAAAAGATACTTCACTTTCAAGAACAAGTAAGTTGAGCCATTGAACAAGTGATAATGCACGGATTCAACGTCCAATGTAAAGCCAGAAGCAACGCTTTGAATGATGAGTGAGTAGTTATTAAGGGCGTCTGTAATCTTCTTATGTAAAGCTGGTTCAAGTTTATTCAGCTTCACGCACATGTATTGGTTGTTGGAATAATGCGCTTGGGATGGGATTAGAAGCTGTTCTCTTGGATAACTTACTTTGCAATCTTCATCATAAAGCACTGAAATCAAGAACTTCAAGCCTTTTACGCTGCCCCTGTACATGTAGAAGTCCATGAGGTAGTTGAAGAACGCCCTTTGGTCTATTCTCAAATCCTTGTTGAAAGGAAATCCGCCATCGGCATAGATTTCATCCCAGAACTGGTTAAGGGGGCTGATTACGTTATGGTGTTCATACAAGTGGTCTAAAGCCCAAAAGATTTTGCCTTTATCTTCATTACTCAAGAACTTGTAGAAGTGTTCTAGCAGCTTAGTAAAAAGTGGATATTCCCTCTGGATGTAAGAGGGAATGTTGTACAAAGAGAAAGAGCCTAGGTCAAATCTGTTCTTGTAAAACAGCCCTTGATAGATTTCATTTTCAGCCATATTACTCGGTCTCCCTTAAAACATCAGCGATTTCAACTGTTCTTATTCTTACAATGTTTACATGCTTGGAATAAATGTTAGGTTTTGCTGATTTTGCTTTTAAGTCAATGATGTAGGAGAAATCAATGCCAGATATTAGGGGCAAGTAGAAATGGAAAGTGCCATGTTCATAATCAACGTTGCCAATTTCCTTTTTGATTTCTTCATTGTATTGGTTTTTGGTAAGGGCGAAGAGTTTGCCTTCTTCATCCCATACAGTCCAAGTGTAGTTGTAGTCCTTGAACTGGCTCTTAACCGTGCCCTTCTCAATCTTGTTGTTAAGTGTTGTCAGGTACATTGAAGTGTACTTGGTATTGACTTCCATTTGCTTTGAAAGCATCTTTTCTGAATATACAGAATCCACACCGTTTACTTCCTTAACAATCATTGAGTTCAGGTCAATGTCGTTGTAATAGTTGCCAAACTGGTTCAGGTGTTCAGCGGAATAACGGTCAACGATTTCCTTGATTTTGCCCTCAATATCTGTTCTGGAAACATGAGAAATTTCATCTGAAAGAACTGCTGTAAGGCGCATGTCAATGTTCACGTATTCAGGGTCAATCAGTTCAATGTCCATGCCACAGTAAGCGTAGGTATCTAACAGCCGTTTTCTGATGTCAATCTTAGCGCCTTGTGAAAGGGCTTCAGAGTTGTTTGGCTTCACTGAAATGATTACCTTGCCATACTTCTTGGGAATGTTTTCTTCCCCGCCCCATACGTTAATGGATTTGATGTTTCTGAATTCTTCCAGAAGGATTGACTTGATGTCTCCTTCTGTTAGCAAACGGTTTTGTCTTCTGTAGGAATGAATGGCATTGTAACGAATCATTTCATTAGATTCACCATCAGAACCGCCAAATGAAGGCGCTGCTGTCTTTAATTCAAACCCACCTACTTTGAACTCTGTACAACCATCCCCAGAAGTTCCTAGGGACGCTATATATTCAATGATGATGTATTGGTTGAGTTTGGGAGATTTGGCGATGATGTCATTACCAAAGAAGATTTCATACCAACCATTTTCAGCGCCAGCAATGAAGAAGTTCTTATTGTTCTTGCCAGCATCACGAACCATGTTGGTTGACATTTTATATTCTTCACCAATTTCCTTTTCATCTGTCGTGTTCTTGACATACATTCTAATCGTGTCAATATCAATATCACGGTCTTTAATTAGAAATCTTTGTGTTGGGTCGCCACGGAAGATAGTTTTCCATTCCCTTCTTTCACCTTGAATCAATGTGAATGTTTTCTTGGAAGTGAATTTGTATTTGCCATCTTGGGTTTTTTCATAGTCATAAAGGAATACGTCTTTATCAAATACAAAGTCTCTATAGATTGAGGACAATGAATTGATTCCTTGGATATGAATATCTCTGGAAAGATGAATATATCTTTCTGACGGAACTTCATCAACAATTCTTTCTACATAAACTTCTGCTCTTGAACATCTCTTGCCTCTAACAATGTAGCCATTTCTTTTAGCTCCTGCTATTAGCGCTTCTTTGGTTTTGGCTGTAGAAAGATAGTTTTCGTTCTGGTTCATTTGTAGATACAGCCCTTGATAGGTTGCTGTGTACGCCAGAATGTTAATAAGCTGGTTGATGGCTGAACCTTCAAAGTTCACGTCTTTGAAGTCTGTTGTCTGCTTGATGTAGTCCCGTAGATGGGCTTTCAGTTGTTCGTTGTCGAGTTCATGAGTAAGCATGGTCTGGTCTTCTTGGGAAGCTATGAAATCTGTATGGGCTTATTTTCCAAGCTATTGATATGTTTATTGTTTAGAAGATAGTTGTCTGTAAGTTGTTGTTTTTACTGAATGTTTTGTATAGAGTTGTCTTTTGTTTTTTGTTCATCTTAGAAGTCTTCATGATGGCGTCTAGGGCGTTCCTTCATGATTTCACTTTTTCGTTTTTGTTCATCTTAGAAGTCTCAAGATGGCTTCGTCGCATGATTTCACTTTTTCGTTTTTTGTTCATCTTAGAAGCTATCTTCATCTGGCTCTTCATCCGCTCATTTCACTTTTTCACTTTTTCAT